GATTACTCGTGATAAGTGATTTAAAATTTATTAGTGTCGTAAAAGCTGAAGTGATTAATTTTACGAGTGTATATAAATCAAGCAAACAACCTAATAAAGTCAAAACAACAGTAAGAAATGGAAATGTATCAGGGAAGAAAAGGAATATGGAAGTATAATTGTATATACAAAATGGGAACGTTATGCTTTAATCTAGATATAATGGAGAAAGGAGTGATACTATGGTAACTATCCAAGACGTAGCGTCCTTTTTTATTGAAAGGTCATACAAAGATGGAATACCTATCACGCATTTAAAACTCCAAAAGTTATGTTATTATGCGCAAGCATGGCATCTAGTTTTGTCTTCAAAAAAAGAGCAGCTGTTTGATGCTAAATTTCAAGCTTGGGTGCACGGACCTGTGAATACTGAGATTTTCTCAAAGTATAGAAACTACGGGTGGAACCCAATCAAAAGTGAAAAAAGTAAAGCGCGGTTTAATGATGACCAAGAAAGTATATTGAATGAAGTTTGGGAAGCTTATGGCCATCATGATGCAAAATTTTTGGAATCTTTAACTCACCAAGAGGAACCCTGGATTGAGGCTAGAAAAGGTCTGGCAGAAGACGATTACTCAAATAATCCTATTAGTGAGAAAACAATGAAGAGATACTATTCTAAACTCTGAACACAAAGAAAAGCCCTATCATAAATGGTAGGGCTTTTCTTTGTGTTCAGGTAAATCCGTCTTGCCAGTATATATAGTATGTATACATAATGGTCCATTGTATCTCGGCTATATCGGCAGGGTATTTTTATTCATTCAGTCGTTTCCCCTTCGATCCGCAATCTAATTACTCGTGAAATACTCTCCACCTCAATGTAAGGTACCCAAACCGGACCCTCGATCGTATTGATCTTAACTCGCTCTGGATCTGCTGATACCTCCGCAATACCCTTTATCTTGTCCCCATTTAATAGCCATACAACAATCAATTCTCGTCTTACGGCTGCGACCTTTAAACTTTGCTTAAGTTTTTTATCCATGACCACACCTCGGGTCTTTTATGATTATTATACACCTGGACTTATATCCTAAGGAAAGTTTTACTTACCCACATATACATAATGTTCCAAATCATTTATATTAATTATTCAGAGGTCGGTAAAAGCATTTTTTGGATATTAAATTAAAAATATAGGAGGATTAATCTTAATGGGGAAAAATTCGAAATTGCTTTATTGTATTTTGGGTAGTGTTATACTCGCTTTATTAAATAATCCTATCCTTAGTTACGCTAAACTTGGAATGTTCGAGAGTGGTTATGGAACAAGCAGATTTGGTGTGTTGTTAGTTTTTATTACTAATATAATTTCGTTAGTAGGATTTATACTATTAATTCTATTCTCCATTATATTAATAATCAAAAACATAAATTTTAAAGAAAAATGAAGAGATTACGTAAAAACTGGCTGGCAGATATTTATACCTAGTTGCGGACGTTCCAGTCCAGAAATGGAGCCGAGTTAGCGTTAAGGCTAATGATGCTTATTACATGAGAAGTGAATTTGAATTTAGGATAGTTTTGGCTTAAGTATGTATAACAAATACCCCGTCAACCTAAAGTGGTTGGCGGGGTATTTGTTGATCTGCTCATTAATTTACTTGAAAACGATTTCGGAGTTTCTATTACTGCTCTAAGCCTAGGTTTACATCGAACGGCACGAGTGAACATTGTGATATATCTCATAAAAGTTTAATTTTTCTTTAATTGTACGATTTCTTCATTACTATTGTTCCACTTAATTATAAGTTTTACCGAAGATTCTTCGTGTTCCATATTTTTCTCTGAAGTTGATTGAATTTGAAATGAAGTTGGATAAGTTTTATCATCGTACAGCCCTTTAGCTGTTATAACTTGCCCTGCAAACTGATAAGAGATAGCAGTTAATTCTTTCTCTTCTCCGATATATTTAATAGTGAAGTTAGTTAGTTCTGAACTTTTTTCGTTTTTTATTGTAGCGGTCCAATTAGCACTTTGTCCTTCCCAACTGAGAGTTTTATCAGAGCAACCAATCAAAAATAATAATGGCAAAAGACTTAATAAAAATAGTTTTTTCATGATGGACACCTACTTTTAATGTATTTTAATCTACTAAAATAATACAATAAATATGGAAAATATACTAGTAATACTATTTTAATGTGGTATAGTGTCTATATATCACATTAAAAGGAGGAATTTGGAAATGTTGAAAAAAAGAATTAAATTTGGAATTGTAACGCTTATTTTTTCATTGTCTTTGACTAGTGTAGGTGGTATTGTGTCAGCTAAAAGCGTAGAGAATGTTGATAATGATTTTATTCCGGAAGGCTTTACAGTAACCAAAGCTTACGATGAGACGGATTTAGATTACAATGTGAGTGAACAGAAGGCTGCTCGTTTTTTTGATAACAGTAATGAGAAGGCTTTACTACTGTCTACGGATGGTGAAACGGAAAGTTCATTAGAAACTGAAATCCTCAAAAATGAAACACACAAGATCCGTGATATTAAAAACCTTGAAACAGGTGAAGAAAGAACACAGTATAAAACTGATGTTAGTTTGAGAGCCTTTAAGGGAGATAATAAATGGGATCCTTCCGGAGGTGTGAATCTATCCATAACGATCTATTCTAGTACCTATTATAATGACATGTATACTGGAATGGATAAAGCCTATGTCCGTTGGGACAAAGAAGATTCTACGATTTCATCTATGACTGCAGACTCGACTATCATACAGGTCGGTCCTGGAAAAAACGGAGCCGTCACGAATCAAAATTATACAAATGAGGGCAATCACCCCGGAAATCCTTGGAATATAATATCTGGAAATACATATTTATTTGAAGTCCAAAATTATAATTGGGAACCCGTATTAACTAGTGGATTAGGCACTCAAATTGGAGTGAAATTCACAACGCAACTTAAAAGAGGAAGCACGACTTGGAAATATACTTTTGGGGTAATGGTTTTAGGAACTTTCCCACAATGGCCAGAATAATGAGATTTTAATAAATGAGATTTTAAAAATTGAATGATGAACAAAAACACACTACGCTTATTAAGCTCGTAGTGTGTTTTTATATTCAAGAAGTTAACTGTGAGGTTAGACAAAACAAATTCAAAGGTTGGTCTAGAAATGACAATAACGAAAACCTCTAAGAAAAAGTAATCAAATTAATTGAATACACAAAGAAGCCCGGAGAATAATCGTGGCTCTTTTTTACATTGATTTTCGAACGTATGTTTGGTTATAATACAAACAAACGTTCTTATTTTGGGAGGCTATCAACTTGCAAATGCAGATTGGTCAAACCGTTGAAATTGTTTACTTAGATAAAGTCGGCAAGATTACTCAGCGCAAAATTGAAGTTAAAAGCATGAATGACGGCAAGATTCGCGCAACATGCTTAAATACAGGAGCGCCAAGAGTGTTTCTAATGGTAAACATATTAGCTTGGCAGCCAAGTGATAAAGGAGCAATTGCATGTAGTTATATCTCATCAAAAATTCACTAAATATTAACTTTTGAGGATGATGTTGTTTAAAATACATAAAACGACATTATTCTCAAATGATGTGTGATATTGTTTTGTTGAACGCAAATTTAACAGGGAGGAGGATAGAGATTTAAACATAAAAATAAAATTTGAGGGAGAATAATAATGAATAATTTTAAGAAAATCACCAGTTTTATATTGACTTTGTGTATCGTGATTGTTTTCTCAGGTTCAACTTATGCCAATTCAGCAGATAGAACTACAGAAAACTCAAGCGAAATTATACCCTATAATCTCACTACTGATGTTTTAGATGATAACAATGAGGTAGTAGGTACAAAAACAGTAGATACAATTATTGAAAAGATAATTACAGACACAGAAACAAAACTTGATCTTAAAGAAGACATTCGTTACACTTTTAATGAGCCATCAAGTGATTATGCTAGGCTATTTCAAGATGAAATTAAACACACGGAAATAGTAATCACATCTGCTGGCGATTATTTTATTGATGGACAGCAACTTAGTGATGAAGTGCTGAACTCAGAAGTATCTTTGAATGAAGAATTAGGGATGATGCCTAGATATCTTACTGAAGCTGGCGGATACTACTACGGTGCATATTATACAAACGCTACAACTTCGAATGCTACTCGCTTTCAATGTTTTTCCTATTCAGACAATACTAACTTTTTTCTTGATCCTGGAGGCGAAAAATGGCCTAAAGTAGTCTTGTTGGCTAACCAAGGTTCTGTTGTATCAGATTTTAAAATGTATGCTAATAATGTAGCCAGTGCTCGTTCAAATATTTCAACTGCGTCTGCAGCTCTCATAGCGTCCGGTGCAGGCATATTGACACCAGGATTTGTGCTGGGGCTTATAGGGTCTTCTGCAAGTGCTTATGCAATCTATGAAAATGGGAATAGTGGTCGGGCTGCTATAAAAAATGCCTATAGTGTGTTGTATAATAATGGAGGACAAGTGGTGAACGAGTATTAATAAATGTTTGTGAGGTGTATCAATTGCAGAACACATCTCTAATCAGATTTGCACGATATTTTTTCAACATTGTAACAGTAATATTTGTCGTCCTGATTTTCCTAGATCCTCATCGCTCAATCTACCTATTTTTTATGGTTTTAAGTATGAGTGCGTCATTGTTTTTACAATTGGGAGAGTCACATTATGAAAAAAAATATTCGCCTGCTTCAACTTTGCTTCTAGGAATCGCCGGCGTTATTTGTTTATTAGTATCGGTTTATATTCTGTTTAAACTTTAAATCGATCTAAATAAAATGACAAAAACCCTTAAATACGTGGAGGCCTATATTTGAGGATATGATTGGTGATACCAATCTCTACCCCAATATAGGCCTATTTTTAATCAATATTAAGGAAGATAATCAGTTAGGGATCAAGTTCTTTGCAATTATTAATAAACAATAACGCAGTTATGCCTGTGGTATGGTGATGTGTGTAAATCAGCAACTACAGCAATTTAAGTTGAGGACCTCAGATGAGGTTTGGGAGCGGATAAAACTAGATGGAATTATATATGTAACTATATAAAGAGGTTGAATCCCCTGGAATATGGGGAAACCCGTAAGTTTTACTAATGGGGATTGTCAATATATCATCCCCATTTCACGTAACCTATCTTTTATCTTCTGTAATCGAGCTTCTTTTTCAGCTGCTTCTTGTACCTTCAATAAATCCACCGATGAATCTTTATATTTTCTAATGCTGTTCTTTAAGATCAATTCTCCGGTTTCCTTTTCATTGTCCATTGTAACCGTTGGGGCGATTTTGTGATTTTCTATTGTGTTGGGATCCGCAGAAATTCGTTCAAGTAAGCTGAGTAGAAGTACTTGCTTTTTAATACCTATCCTCCGCACCTGGTATATTTCTTTCCATGTGCAGTTTAATAAACGATCAAGATCTAAATAACCTTGGACGTATAGAGCGTTTATGAGCCCTGTTAAATTGGGTCCTAGTTCTTCTTCGTGAGCCACGGCTTTTATACATGCGATATCCATACAATAAAGATGTTGAGGTATAGAAAAATACGACTTTAACGGTTTATTTATCTCTAAAGATTTTATCATTACCATCACTCCAAGATGAAAGTTAAGCAAGTCGATTTTATCATATCAATTTCTTGAAGAACTATCTATGTAAAGGTCAGCCATGCACGGTCAACTCGTAGCGGAATTCTGCGACCATACCGGATTATACATCCGGTAGGTTTCGACCCACTCCGTAGCAGGTCCAAAGCGCTTGGTGCGCTCATCAGGCGTTTGATTTATTTAATTTCATCGTTAAGTGAGTCGAGTGCATTCAAGACAATCTTGACGCTTCTTACCTTCGCAAATGGTGATGTATTTCCGTGAATTTCACTTTTAATGATCCTGATTGCTGTCACGTAAGGAGAACCGCCAGAATCCCGAAGTGATTTGAGGACGAAGTCTAATTTGAGTGTCATGTTATCCCTCCTTTAGTGGGGCTGAAGCCCCTGGATATTAAAATACTATTCTTATCAAACCCCAAACAACTGATCATTTTCTGAACATCAGTAAATCCTAAGATTAAAGTATAAAAAAGACACTGTCAGTAGTAGTAATACTTGCGGTCATTTTAGTGAAATCGTGTTATCATATGACCGTTGTGGGAGATCTTCACGATAAAAGTTATATGTGAGGGTGACAACTATGCATCTTCACCAATTCCCAAGCAATGCACAAAAATTCATTTAGAACTCTGTTATGTAGCGATAGAGAGTTAAGGAAAATCCCCAGTCAAAAGAAATTTATATACGAGAGTCTGAGGATTGGATCTATGAAAGAAAAGAGCCGTGAATATACACACGGCTCTTTTTGTAACTCAAAACTCGACTTCTTCCCATCCTGGTGGTAATGGATCCTCAGGTGCAGGTCCCAGATGTTCAGGTGGTTCACTAATAAGTAATGGCTCGCCAATATCGAGCAAGACAGTTTCTGTTCCTTTAGCTATAACAATACCGATCTTACCGATATGGAAACCTTCTTTGATACGGACTCGAACGCCAAGTTTTAACTCTTCGATTTTCACTTCTTCCATCCCCTAAGGCAAATTTTCCTTACTTCGTAGTATTAATTGTCGTTGTTATATGAATATGGTCTTAACTGTTAAAGTCTGTATTTAATTACCGATAGACGTTTCGACATATAGCGACAGTAAATTCCAATAAACGGATTTAAAATGATTTAAGAGCAAAATGCTCCTAATTGAAGTAGGGAAGTGCGGACTTTCCGCACAGCCTACTCCTTGTTGTCTTGTACAACAATCCATTCGTGTAAATCTTCCATTCTGCAATCAAATATGAGAGATGCTGCGTACTCATCTTCTGGCTTCATCACTCTCTCATTATTGCAAAAATGGGAGATGATACGTTTGGGCCGACCGGATCGTTTGGCGTACTCTGCTTGAGTCCAGCCTTTACTGTCGATCCAATCTTGGAGTAGACACCTTCCGCGAGTTACGCGCAAGCTGCCAAGCTCCCTTCAATTTCAGTTTTTATACCAGCAAATTATAGCACATCAAGGAGGACTACTCATGGAAGTTGATATGAATGATTTATCTAGGGTCGCTAGTATAAAATCAAAAATGATGTCTGTGTATTGGCAGCTCAAGCAACAAAACGGGTGTACTAAAGGTGAAGCATCTAATGATATTCTTAGTGTCATCGAAGATGTTATTGAACTAGAAAATACTCTTCAATCAAAAATAATTGATTCTATAATATAGAGTGGATAGAGCCTTGAAATCTTGTCTTATCAAGATAAGCAAGGCTTTATTTATTTCCCCACATTTTCCCCACAACGATATTTTTTATTACTATTCAAATCTGAGAAAACAAACATATTTACGATGAAAATGTGCTAAAAATACGATGTAAATTAATCATGAGATAAAAACGGGGAAATTATTGCACGACGGAGATGCGTTATAACTCGCAACAGATCAACGTTTTCTTGAGGTTTTCCCCACAGGATCCCCACACTATAAACCATTCATGAGTTTTTCAAATTTTTCAGGAGCTTCTTTTCTTCTCTTCTTGGTTACGTGCAAGTAAATCAGACGGGTTACTTCGTCGCTACTATGACCCATTCGTTTTTGTATTGTTTCAAGCGCCACTCCTACCTCTGCTAATAGGGACACATGAGTATGCCTTAAACTATGGGGGGTCAGGGCTGATGGAAGACCCGCGATTTCCAAATAAGTTTTCATTCTCAAAGTGATGTTTGGATGAGCTTCGGGGTATCCTGGATTTCTTCTGGTGTTTACGAATAAGAATCCAGCATCGTAGTAGTTTTTTCGATTTGCCATTTTAAATTCATTTAGCCATGCAATTTGATCATCAACAACATCAATGACACTATCGGTAATATCAATTTCTCGTCGTGATGCTTTTGTTTTAGGTGTGTTAATGACATACTCTTTAATCTTCTTTTTACAATAGAGCGTTTTTGTTATAGATATGAATTTCTCAGACCGGTTAATATCTTTGTTTTTATTTAGTGCGCTCATTTCACCGATCCGTATTCCTGTATAGGCCATTAGAAAGAAGAGATTAAAGTCCTGCCTATCTCCATGTTCCTTTACTGCTTTCAGAAATCTTAGTAATTCCTCCTTTTCCATATACTTTGGAATCTCAGTTTTATTTTCTAAATCTTCAACAGTAGTTTGATAAGTTGGTATCTCAGCACCAGAAGTGGGGTCTGATTTAATCATTTCCAATTCAACGGCTTTTTTGAAAATAAGTGAGCAAGACGAATTGAGAAGCTTAATTGAGTTTAATGAATAATTTTGCTTCTTTTGATCATCGAGCATCATTTGGTAATCCCTTTTTGACACTTCTCCAATTTTTTTATGACCAAAGTATTTTTTGCACTTTTGTAATTCACGCATACGAATATCGACAGTTGTATTTTTAACCTTGCCAGTTGCTTCGTACATTTTAAGCCACTCCACAACAAAATCATCAAATACGATATCCTTTTCTTCGAAGTAAGTTCCGTTTAATAACTGGGCTTTAATTTTAATTCCTGCTTCAAAAGCTTCCTTTGCTGTTGGATAGCTAGGAGTTTCTTTTTGTTTTCTCCCTTTTTTTCCAGGTACCGGAACACTGTAGCGATATGTATGTCTACCATTTTCCGAACGTACGCCTGGATACTTTATTTCCTCCCTAGGTTCCTTTGGTTTTCTACCCATAACTAAATTCACCTCCTTTCACGAATATATGTTCTATTGAATTCATATGTGAAGCCGCCCTATGCGGCTAATAATCATAGGTTATTTGAAAATTTTTATTACCGCGACGGGATCGAAGTAAATTATGTATTCATCATTTTCAGGCTTGTACACTGTGCAAGGTCCGTATACTTCCCAATAGTGATCAATTGCATTGATTAGAAAATCATCTGTCACACCAAGTAACTCAGCAAATTCATAAATATTTCTGACTCCGGCTTCATGTCCCAGAAGAAAAGAGGAAAGTGGCACTAATTCTTCATAGCCCCAGTTTTTCGCCTTCTTTTCTTGCTTCCTTTGATTAATGCAGTCTTGCATCAGAATATCTCCTGCACTGGTTTCGTGATGTCCGATTTCCTCGATGAGTGTGCAAGCTTTCTCTGTCTTCGATTCAAGTCTGCTATCGATGCAAATAACTCCGTCAGCATATATGCCCCTTAATTTACCCGCTAAGGGGCGCTCTATGACTTCTATTAACAGAAGGTGAGCTTTTTGAAGTAATAGATCATATACCATAACACCACTCCTGATAGCAGTTACTTGTCTGAGGATTGTTGGTTTTTCTTTGAGCGAACAAACTCTTTGAATTTTTCTATTTCCATTAGTTCTTCGTCAGTCCAATCGTATCCGTCATGATGGGCCGCAATGGTTTGTATCTCTACTTCAGCCTCGTCCTCACTCTTTTTTGACATCTCTTGTAGTTCATCCACAGTTATTCCTAAAGCACGGCATATTTTAATTACATTATCGACAGATGCCTTTCCAATTCCTCTGGTTAGCATTGATTGCAGAGTAGTAGGCGGAATACCAATTTCGTCAGCAAAAGCTCGATTGCTGGGATAGCCTTTTTCTTTAATTAGTCGGACTAATATTTTAGCTCTCTCCAATTTAATACTCACCCTTCGTTTTAGATGTGAACGATAAATCGTTCATGTGTTTATAATACATGAGTTGTATATAGTTGTAAAGTATTTTTGAACGAAATTTAGTTCATTTGAACGAAATTTAGGTTGACTGTGACCATTATATCGTTTATAGTCAACTCATCGCAAACGAAATTGCGTTCATTGCGAAAGGAGGGAATAGGGTGTATAGCAATCTTCGAGTGGAAATGTTAAAGAAAAATATCACTGTGTCAGATATTGCTAAGACTCTGCAAAAACGGCGTTCCACCGTTGGTGACAAAATTAACGGGAGGTACAGAATGCACGTCGACGAAGCTTTTGCAATTAAAGACGCTTTTTTTCCAGAGAGCAGTATTGACTATCTTTTCGATTCTTCGGATCAAACGGAAGATGAGAGGGGGGAGGTGAGAAATGATGGATCTTAATGATATGCCGAATCTATTAACTGCTGAACAGGCTGCTGGCTACTTAGGGGTCTCCCGAAGCGCAATCTACAGTTGGTGTAGAGCTAACAAGATGCCTGGGATTAAGTTGAACGGGACCTGGAGAATTCGGAAAGATGTCTTCGTGGGTTGGTTGAACGAACAAGAGAGGGCAAGCTGCAGTTCTCAGGTGTAGCCCTATCAGCCATCATAACCACATCATATGGTTTTATACCTGAAAGGAGGTACCCCATGAGTAAAAAGAAAAGCAGATACCCTGATCTGACAACTATATTTCAAAACTGTTTGAATCGTGGTTGTACGCCAGAGCAAATACAAGACTTCACTGACCGTACTCGTCGTAACTGGTTGGATAATCCAAGTATGTTGGCACTCATTGATGACTTAGAAGTAAGGTATATAACTTCTCTAGGTGAAGGCAAGGAGGTTTAGTTACGTGACAGTAATCATATGCAGTACAGTCAGATGCCCTTATCCCAATTGTGGTCATACAGGTGATGTAATCACAGTCAATCATTGCCGCACTGCTCATAAAATGGAGCGCAAAGAACTGTTCGGGAGATTCGGTAAACCGCAAAGTATCGGATACGATCCTCAAGCCGCAAACAAGAATCTAGAAGGACACACGCCAATTCAGCGATTAAATATCGGATACCCTAGCGACTCCAATAACGCGAAAGATAGGAGATCAGCTAGGAGTAAAGGGAGGTAGCGATTTATGCATAAACAAATTGTTAAGGAGCCAGTTACAATTGACAGCCGTGAAGTAGCAGACATGATGGGTAAACGTCATGACCATCTTTTATCAGACATTCGGAGATATGCAGAGATTTTGGACTCCCAAGATCTCGGGAGTCATCAATTCTTCATTCCAAGCCATTATCTCAATGCACAGAACAAAGAACAGCCTAATTACCTCTTGACTCGTAAAGGTTGCGATATGGTAGCCAATAAAATGACAGGAGAAAAGGGTGTGCTCTTCACAGCTGCTTATGTGACTAAATTCGAAGCTATGGAAGAAAAGATCAAGAATCCATTCGCTGGGGCTAGTAAAGAATTACAAGCAATTCTAATGCTGGATATTCGAACTAAAGAAATGGAAGACCGGGTAGAGCATTTAGAAAACCGAACAACGATTGATTACGGGCAGCAACGAACACTAAAAAAGGCAGGGAACAAACGAGTTCTAGAAATCGTGGGTGGAAAGAAATCAGCAGCCTATAAGGATAGCAGCCTTCGGACGCAAGTATATTCAGCGCTGTGGAATGAATTCACTGAGTTCTTTGAGATCAATTCATATAACAACACATTCATTAAAGATTACGATCGTGCGCTTCACTATGTTCCACTTTGGAATCCACCCAATAACCTAATGAGACAGATTGAACAAGCAAATGGTCAAATGTTGTTTTGAATTTATCAAGAAAAGGAGGGATCTTGTGGACAAGCATATGATAGCTAAGGATCTTCGCGAGGAGGTTGTCTTTTGGAAGACAGTTGAAGATGATGCGTTATTACGTGGTGGAGAGATTGATTTCAATATCTATCTATTTGCTGCTCGAAATAGGAGGGAATGTCAGGATAAGTTGCTGAAAGTGTGGGATGAAATCGCCTTAGACAAGTTCCGAAATGGCCGATCAAATGAAAAACAGCCCACCGGGGTAGGAGCCGGTAGGCTAAACACGAACATAACAAATTCAATTACGGTTAGTTTATCAGGATTTGGAGGAAAAAGCAATGCAAGCTAAAGATTGGAATTTACCTATGGTAGATGTAACTGGACGAAAATATGAGGTTACAATCCAATCTACAAGTTTATTTAATGCAGTTTTATCTATGCATAAACGCCAACCCTATGCCGATCCCATCCTTGATGGGATGGATTTCACGGCTCAAGAACGTGCTGCAATAGCTCACTCTAAATATGTAAAGGACATGCGTGAAGAGGCGCTAGACCTTGTTTTAAAAACGATGAATTATCCGGCATGGATGAGAACTCCAGAACAAAGGAGAAGAGACTTTTTAGAGCGTCAGATACAGCGTGAGAAAGTAACTTCAGGCTGGACCAACGGTAATTTTAGCTGCCTAGCCTGCGAGACAGTTATTCCTGAAGGGCAGGTACATCTAACAGCCCATGGCGGTCATATCTGTAATTATCATTGCTTCGGTAACAAATTAATAAGAGATCGAGTGAAATCAGATGGACATTGATATTAAGCAGTATATCAAGGACATCAGAAAATTGCGTGCTCAGGCTGACGCATACGATGACAATGCTCCTGGAGCAATCATGGAAAAAATAAGACTGCTTACAGCTGCTAACATGCTTATTGGACGAGTATCGGCAGTTAGAGACGGTGAGCATGCTCGTATCTATGCAGCCCGTAAAATAGCTTATGCCAAAGCTAGGAAGGAAGCAAAGCGCGGAGAGAAAGAGATAGCCGGCGATCTTGCTATTGAGGACTTGCGAATGGTTGAGGCTACAGCTCTTGAAGAAAAGATGATGTGGAAGAATGAGTTTTCTTCTCTCCGTGAGTACATTTATGAACTCAGATTAAGAGTACGGGTTGATATGAACACATTAGGAGGTGGGGATTAATGAAAGACGAATCTGCCATGAAGGTTTTAGAAGCAACGGCTATTAGGAGACGGTTGAGAACACTATACGCCGAACATAAAAAAGGTTCGAAGCTTACTCAGAAACGAAAAAATAAAATAGAAAAAGAAATTTTTGAGTTGCAACAAAAAATGAAATCTCTTAATAAAACCTACCAGCCTAAACTTAAGCTTCTTAATCCTAAAACTCTGCACAAACAAAGATCACTTGGAAATTGTATTAACCCTAAGTGTCGGAAAAAGATACCAATCGGACAAGCAGTTGTTAAATACGGTCATAAGGGGTTGTGCTGCGATTATAAGTGTCTGATTGGTGCGATGAATGGAAGTTAGAAGACCAGGTGAGAAATACAGAATAGGGTGATCACATGAAAGAGGCGTATTACTTTTCCCATGACTATAACGCTAGACATGACCCCAAAATAACAGCAATGCGCGGCGTCTATGGGCCGGAGGGGTATGCCTGGTTTTGGATTCTAGTGGAGATGATGCGAGAGTCAGAGGACTACAAAATGGAGATGCGTTCGAAATACGCTTATCATGCGTTCGCATCACAAATGCAATGCGAACCTGAAAAAGCGCAAGAATTCATACGAGATTGCATTCATGAATTCGGACTGTTTAAAAGTGATGAAACGTGTTTTTGGAGTGATTCACTACTTCGGCGTATGGAAAAACGCGACAAAAAATCAGAGGCTGCGCGCAGGTCGGCTGAGGCTAGATGGAGCAAGGAATCCACGCCCAGCAAGGATTTATCTAAAGGAGAAAAGCAAACGCAATACGAAAATGATGCGAATGCATATGCGGACGCATCAAAAAACGATGCATTAAAGGAAAGTAAAGGAAAGGAAATAAAAGAAGATATAAAACCATTGTGTGATGATCCGCCTCCGGCAGATCCACCCACTGATAATCACCATCCTGATTTTCTAAGATTTTGGGAAGTCTTCCCGAAGAACAGGCGTAGGGATAAAGCTAAAGCATTCGAAACTTGGAAAAAGAAAGTAAAAGTTGCCGAACGGGAAGATTTGATCAGATGCACGGAAGCTTACGCCAAAGATTTTAAAACGATCGGCAAAGATGGTAGTTATGCTAAGATGCCTACCACATACCTCAATGCTGGAACTTATAAAGACTACTTGGAGGGAGGGGCGATTGATGAAGACGGTGAACGTCCTTCAGGCGCTACCGGAAAATACTCAGAATTTATTATTGAGTAAACCGACTTGGGAGCATTGGGGATGCTGCATTGTCTGCCGAAAGCTCTTGGGATACAAAGAGTATCAGGTAATGGGGCGTACTAAACTCTTGCCGATTCACTGTGAATGCGAAATTGAGGCGGATAAGAAAAAGAAAATAATCGAGGAACGTAAGCGGCGTACGCTGGCTGCTCAGAAGACGTTTAACCGTTACAACTTGATACCTGACTCATTAAAAATTGCAGGCTTCAAGAATTTCGTCAAACGACCAGGATCAGAAAAAAGCTATCAAATAGCGAAAAAATTCTATGTGAACTTTGAAAGTGAGGAAAACGGTTATGTTTTCTTCGGTGGCGTTGGTAGTGGTAAGAGCCATCTAGCCAGAGCGATTCAACGGTCCCTAGACGCGGACGGATGGCCTACGCTCTTCTTGGATTGGCCGCAACTTGCTGATTTATCTAGGCGCTCAATTAAGGATAAAAGCATCGACATAGGCGCTATCGTTCGAGCTGCTGTGGATGTAGATCTCTTGGTTTTAGATGATATTGGGACCGGACATCTTACTGATTATGAATTTAAATCGATCGCCTTCCCTGTTATTAACGGACGGCAAGGAAAGAAGACAATTTACACAAGCAATTTGGATCCAGAACGGCTAGACGCATGGTTTGCATGTGATAAGGACGAAAATCCACTGGATGTTGATGGACGCTGTATGGATCGGATAATAGGATCTTGTACATTTGTTCTAAATAAGGCGAGTAGTTATCGTCGTGAGCGACCCAAGATTGTTGACTAAGGAGGGCTTATGGAAAAGATAGACGATTATGATCTGTATGATCTTGATTTTGAAGAGTGGCTGCGCCGCGGTCGGGTAGCATTCGGATTGGAGGAAGAAAATGAACTTTCTAAGCTGGAGGACGGATACAGAGCTAAAAGAGATCATCAACAATGAATATCTTGATTACGACATAAGAATCCACGCTGCCAAGGAACTCATAGCCAGAGAAAAAATAAAAAAACTCATAATGGTGCTCGTCAATCGTAGACGTTCAGAGGTGTGGTGATTATGACTGCTGCTGAACGCCGGGAGAAATACTTGCTAAATGAATTCGAAAGAATCTTTGAATCCTTGGAATATCGACTTTTTGAACATTTGGCAGCAGCTGACCATATCGTAGCTAAAATTATTTCAGAGGCATCAACTGCAGGTGTTGGGTTATCAACTAGTCAAAAAGTTGTGAGGGCAAAGATTGAAGATATGATTGACCAAATAGCTGAAAAACGTGAATTAGAAACCCCAAAAAGAGCGAGGAAAGATTCGAAATGACACATTACGAGGTTGGTAAGAAATATAAAAAGATCGTAACAGTAATGAAAATCAAAAATGAAGTACCAAACATACTTAATATCGATGGTATGAACTATGTACTTGATTCTAGAGCTAATAGAAAGGCGGTTAAACATGGGACAAGGGAACCGGGGAGCTGCGTTCGAGAATCTACTAAATTACACAAATGAATCTTACGAGAATAGAGAGCTTGCGGTTATCAACAAAAGATCCACACCAGTAAAAGTAACTAGGAGCAAAGGAACAAAGGTACTTGCAGGATTCTTTGAGGCTAAGTCAACCGTTGATTATGATGGGATTTATCGTGGAAGGGCTGTTTTTTTCGAAGCTAAGTCAATCCAAGAGCTAGATCGATTTGACCTTAAAAACGTTGAAGATCACCAATACGAGCACTTAGAAAAATGTCATAAGTTTGGGGCTCTATGCTTCGTGCTGGTAGAGTTTAGAAAGCAACGAAAGACGTACTTATTACCATTCACTGCGTTGAGAGCTTATAAGACTGAGGCAGCTCGTGGAGGCCGTAAGAGCATGACACTAGATAACATGGAGATAGATGCCTATGAAGTTAGTTCAGGACGAAGCATGCCACTAGATTATTTAGCTACAGTTGATAGAGTTTGGTTCGAGGACACTCAGAAGAATGCCTGATAGAAATGGCTGGCTGACCCGTAACGAAGCTGCAGAATGTGGTAAGCCACTTTATATCACAGGCGGTCCCGGATGGCGTCCAGAACGTCCCAAAGGTTGGGCAATCCTACCAAAATATCGATGTGCGCAACTTAAAGCTCATGTGGAAGCTACCGAACAGCCTATTGCTTATCTTCATGTACGAAATGCAATCCCACCTTATAGCTATGCTCCATTGTACGCTCGGGATAAGCAACAGATCGAAGTAAGCCAGCTCACGCCAGGCGAACTTGCAGAAGCGGAGAGAGGATCATGATTCTGGTATGTCTCCAGTGTGGATCAGATATGAGGGAAATTACCCTGGACTTATACCGTTGTACTGAATGTGAGTGGGAGGCAGAGCAATTATCTATAGGACAATCTACTAAACAAAATCAAAGAGAGATGAGGTGTAGCATGGATCAAGAAACCCCTCATAAAACTTTCTGGAAACCGAAGAAACAAGAGAAACCCAAGAAGACAAGCAGCTTAGGGCAACGGAAGAAGGAGAAGAAAGAGGTATCTCCTTTGAAGCAAAAGATATTCGCAGAACACAAGCCAGGTAAAAGTTCAAAACAGCGCTGTGAGTTTCCAGCGGCAGTAATTAAGGAATTGATTGCAGAGGCTGACGGTAAATGTTCACATTGTAAAACTGCCCCAGATACAACAACACATCACGTCATGCCGCGAGGACGCAAGGGCAGAGGGGTTAAAACAAACGGCTTACGCCTTTGTGGAGTGTGTCATGACATTATCCAAACGGATGAAGAGCTCTTGCAATACTGGATTTCAGTATTTTGGAACAAGTACGGCGATTACTTCTGGTTTGATGAACAAGACTGGGACGAACACAATCATAAACTAAATAAACAACTTGAGTTGGAGAAAGCAAGGGATGAACGGCTTCAGCAGATTGAACCCATAGCGGATCTAATCGCAACGGCAGCCGGTAGGGATCTCCGAGTAAAGGAAATTAGATTACTGGAGTCTTTAGAAACTAAGGACTTAAATACCTTTACTGGAATGTTTACTGATGCTCTTAATGGCTATGCTGCTCAGGGATCTTACCATCCTAATGACCGATTTGAAGATTAAATAATTCATATAACAACGAGAGGTGATTATTTTAATGACCGAAACAGAACAGCGTAGACACTTCCAGAGGATTAAATCCCTGAGTAACGATAAGTTTTGGCGCTACATGAATGTACTGCATACCCGAGCTTATACCAAGGCAGAAAACCATTATCAAGAGGCTATGGATATCGTATTAACACCAAAGCAGAAAGCAGCAGTAATTGCTAAGGCTAATGAGATTCGAGAGTTATGGGATGGCATGCCATCCATCACGTTAGATGCTACAGAGGATGCAGAAATGAGAGAGTTGGGAGTTTAAACACATTCGGGCATAGGCCCCATAAGGAGAGATCGGACAATGTGTGACGATAATAAATATTTTGAAGATAATCTCGCCTCTGGGAGAACTAGTTTTTATCTGAGGGATGAATCAGATAATGCGTGGGCTGTTATGAATCTTGTGTTTGAAAAGATGAAATTACGAGGATGGTTCATTCAGACAGATCAGCGAATTTTAAGAGATTACCCTTGTTTGGCAAAAGATCGCTTTGAAGGGCAAAAAGGCGAATTGAAGTTTAAGGCTGAAAAATACCGTATTGGATTCAAAATTGAATTTTTCCAAGAAATCAACACTGTCAATAGAAATGGCGGATACTATGATTTCGATAAATTAAAGCTCATGCCATACTTGCTTCGCTTATCATTTCTAACTGAATTAAAACACATTAAAGAAACTTGCAAGGCAGATGGGTATACAGATCAATCCAAGCCGGTTACAGTCAGGGCTTTTGATAAAGTGATGGACCACATTAAAAGCTCTTGCCATTACAAAGAAGGAAAAGAATTACCAGAGTACGAGGTACCAAGTTACAACAGCAAAGATAAAGACGGGAAACGCATCCGGAATGGAGAAGTTAAGTATTTCAGAGATCGTAAAGGGTGTTTGCAGCGCGGCATTGTTTACCACAATATCAACAACATGTGGTGGGTCATACTGCATGAATATAACTACAGAAATATTGCGAGTTTTGAGTTCTTTGATTTAGACAGTGAGGAAAACCGGAAGCGAAAACTGATCAAGAAATCTGGTCATCACAAACCAGCAGCGCGCATTAAATTCAGCGAACCTGTGGCAGCCCAGATTAGCAAGGAATGCAAGAGTATAGGCAAGGAAGGACGTTTAGTGAAAGCAAATGAGATGCTCTCAAAGCTTTATAAATTTGATTGGACTTCAAGATTTTTCGCATTTGAATTAAAAGCCAACGGACGGTTGTCCCTAATAGAAATCGAAAGCAAGGCATGGGGGAACCACAAGGTACATGAGAGCCCCATAAAGCTTAGTTTATATGGTCGAACGTTACCAATGTCCAGTACAGAAAGCTATTGGGTGAAGGCTCTGAGGGAATATGTGGTTCATGGCAAACGAACGATTACAGAATGGTTTTGTAAGGATAGTAATGGGCAGGGACCAGACGCGCATTACTGGCCGGAAGTTCGGAAGATAGCCTGGGAAATAGGTGCATTAGCATCTTAAATGACCAAAGAGAATTGAGGGTTAACTACCCTCTTTCCTATAAAGGAGCTGATAAGCAGATGCAGATGGATCTTTTTGAGATTTTGAACGAAGAGAAGCTGCAAGCTCAAAATTCTCTTGAATCGGAGCGCCTGCAGCAGAGGATTACAGAAATTCGGAAGGCGCTGGAATGGGATGAATACGTGAAATTAAAAGCAGAACGAGCATTGATGGTTGACGCTAATAGCCTGTCTTGGATGCCATCATATCCGAACGTATCAACTTCTGGCTATGAGCATGTTGATGTAAAGGTAATTATCCCGCCAGACGTGCTGAGTCCAGTTGAGTATTATCTGAGGTTGGATAAAAGCAAAAGGTCCGGTTACCATGACGATCCATTAAGGGATGCTTGTAGGGAGATGTGGTCCTCGTATAACTTTGCGATCTGGGGATATAGCCCTCACCGGGTTGATTGGTGCGGAGCAACAAAACTATTAACACGACATCGCGATGTTGGTGATCCGATATGGATACGACTCTCCAAAATTGGAGAGCGAATGATACATGGTGTATTACCTGATTGCATTGTTGAAATCAAAGGGGAGGCATAACCAGTATGAGCATGAAGGTTATTACAATAATCCAGCCTTGGGCAACACTGATTGCCATCGGTGAGAAACGTTTTGAGACTCGCAGCTGGGCTACAAAGCATAGAGGTGAGTTAGCAATCCACGCTGGCAAGAAGATAGACAAGGATGCCTGTGATCAGCCGGAAATCAAGGCAGCGCTGATCCGTCACGGATACACAGCTGATAACCTTCCTATCGGAGCAGTGTTAGCAACGTGCAACTTGGAAGATATCTATCTCATAAATCATCATGCTGAATACATGCGTCTTGCTACGTCCATTAATGAGCAAGGGTTGATTGATGAGGTTTTTGAAGGTGACGAGTACGCTTTTGGTTGGTATGAGGAGGGGCGGTATGCTTGGAAATTGAGTACACTTCGGAAACTGCTGACTCCCATCCCAGCAAAGGGGCAGCAAGGTCTCTGGAATTGGGAAGAATCGCACTCATGACTGAACTTAAGAAATGCTCCGAATGTGATCGGACACTTTGCCAACTCTGTGAGGAAAAACATTCTGAATTGGTCATGAAAAATAAGTTCAACGGCAAAGAACTGGAAGTTTGCAAGGAATGCCATAAGGAGGTATGGGGCAAATGAGTGAATCAGGAAAAGTTTCCTTACCGGAAATTGACTACACAAGATTACAATCCATCAGAGATAAGCACCTACGAATGGATAAGGAGATATTCTGGAACGAATTAGAGGTAAAACCCGGATCTCTTCATGGGGACAGGGCGTGCTTACTCGGAATTATTGATTATTATATGGCAGCTCTTGAAAAGGCAGAAAAGGAAAAAGACAAAGCTATAGACCTGCTTGGTGACAACCTGGACGACAAGGCTGCATTGATCGATAGATACGGCAAAGAGATTACGGAGCTGCGAGACAGGCTGTATGAGGCAAACCAAGATGCTGAAACTGAGCAAAAACTCAACGATATATTGCACGAAACGAATAAAGAATTGCGAAAGAAACTATCAGAGGCACAGCAGACCATAGCCCGACAACGAGAGGTACTGGATTTCTATGCTAATCAAGAACATTGGGAGTTGCCAAGCTTCGGTAGAGGTCAATCAATGGTTACGAGCGACAGAGGAAGTAAAGCACGTGAACTGTTGAAGGAAGTGACGACAATGCCGGTTACTCCAAACTGTCCCACATGTGGAAACCAACACCCTATAAACCATCCAAGTAGGCCGGGAATTTATTTGTGTGTACCGTGTGACTACGTATATGAGGAAGGGAGCGACAAGGCATGAGCCAAGAAAAGCCAATCGTAATAACGGTTTTGGTCAAGGATGGTGGATGCGACACTATAGGTATCCTGCCAAGTATGATCGGACCATTAGCAGAATCAATTCGCAATAAAGGATATGAGGTTGCTCATCTGCCCAGTAAGTCAATAGAGGTTGAAGGCATCCTAATAACGGGAAAAGGGATCGGTGAGCGAGTTATCATGCTCGGAATGGAGGGAGCCAAGGCATGATGATCTTCCTTTGTCTATGGATTGCTGGGTTATCAGGTTTTTACTGTGGGTACAAACAGGCTGAAATTAAGTACAAGCCGAGGGAGGGTAAGTCATGACACAGGTAAAGGATAAGACAGACCAGCAGCTTAACCGGGCGCTGGCGGAGTTGATGGGGTGGACTAATTTTAGAGAGGGAGGACACGAAATTATATGGGGTGATCCTCCTGATGATAGATGGACAAATATGATGCCAGACTATTGTAATGATGCAACTGCCACTGCGGAGTTACAGGCAAGAGCAATAGTAGTTAATGAGTTCCAGTACATTGAAAACCTTGCTGCAATTACTCAGGCAGACACTGCATGGGGATTCAAGGACGGAAGGATGCAAACGCAAGGAATATCATGGTTACTCACCGCCAGCCCCCGAGAGAGGGCAGAGGCGGCATATATCACGCTACAGGGGGCAGTTAACACATGAGCACTCGCAGCCCTTTGATCTGGTTCGGAGGTAAAAGCAAGGTCGCACAGCACATCATCAGCAAAATGCCGGATCATAGCTGCTATGTAGAACCATTTGGGGGGGCAGCTCACGTTATCGCACAGAAAGCACCAGTTTACAGCGAAGTGTATAACGATATTGACGGAGAAGTGGTCAACTTTCTGATGATGGCCATAACAGAACCGCAGCGATTGCAGCAGGCTTGTGACGCGCTTCCTTATAGCCGCGCACTCTATGACAGGTGGAAACGAGAGAAGCTACCCGACGATGAATTCACTCGAGCTGTCCGATTTTACTATGTAAACCGATCAGGGATTGCAAAAGGCAACTCAGACAGTTCATTTTCAACAGATACTGGTTGGCGGCACAGCCGAGAGCACAACACGGCCCGGACATATCGGTCAGCTTGCCAGGTCATACCAGAGTTCTCCAAGCGCATGAAGAGTGTGATGATAGATAACCGAGATTTCCGAGACATCATTCGGGTATATGACGGGCCAGATACATTGTTCTACGTTGATCCTCCCTACATTGGGCGGGAAAAATATTATGCTGGGGGATTTAAGGAACAAGATCACCGGGATCTAGCAGAGTTACTCAACGGGATAAAGGGCAAAGCGCTTATCTCTTATTACGATGATAGATTACTTGATGATTTGTACCCAGCGGCTGAACAGGGCGGAAAGTGGCACAGAGAGGGATTCCAGGCGGCGCGGCAAGTAGTAAATGGTAACAATAACACAGCACAAGAACTGTTGCTGATGAACTACCACATTGGGCAGATACAACTATTCTGATTGATTAGGGCCGGAGGCCACCGTAACGACCGAATAGGCGCGAGCCGTAAGAGATCATTCAGATCATTAAGGGAGTAGGAGTATCCCTCCTCTCCCAAAGGCAGAGTAGACGCATAACGCGCAGGAGGGGAAAGCATGAATGTTACCATCCGAAAAGCAACGGAACAAACTTTTTGGTATGCGGATTGTATAGGGGAATCCTTCGCTGTATGTGAAATTCATGATGATCATGAACGAGGTCAATATACAGTTAATGACGGAGAATACAACAGAATTATTCTCAAAAGAGATTGTTGGTAAAGCACATTTCGAGATACAGGGACAGAGAGGGTTAATAGCCCTCCTCTCCCACAAGGAGGATATAACGTGGCATGTTCAGCATTTAACGGTTCTACGTGTTCGGTAAGCGGCAGCTCTTGCATGTTTGTATTTCCTGACAGCCAAGCTTGCGCTGAAATCTACAATGAAGGTCCTGACGCTCATGTCGATAAGTGCGAAGATTGCAGGTTCTTTTACACGAATGATGGTAAGCGTTGCTGTACAACGAGACCTTATTTTCCAGTATGGGAAGGAGATCCTCCTAAGACAGATTATTTAGAAGATGACTTAACGTCTTGTGGTGGATTTGAAGCAGCAGGGGAGGAAGCCCAATGACACAAAGGGACTGGCAAAAGGATATGGAGATGGCCCATACAGCCAGATATGAGTATGACATTAGCCACCTTAACAATGTGCTTGATTCACTGTTCTACTGGTTGGGGGCGTATGGCGGCTTAGAATCAGCATATGAGAAACAAATAGTTGAGGCTGGAAAATACTCAGAGCGTGCAGACGCAGCAGAGGCACGAGTAAAAGAACTGGAATCAATCATTAAGGCGGTAAACGATGAAAATGATTGGTTGATAAGCGGCGATGCCGATGAATTATATGGAGAGGCTATGTCCACCCTTTACCCAGATACCCCAGCACCCAAGGAGGGCGAATAGACATGCCGAAGTACAGAAAGAAACCTGTGGAGATAGAAGCAATCAAATTTGAAACAATCGGAGATGTGTATGACTTTACTGAAGGTAATATGACGCAACCGTTAAACGGAAAAGTAGGGATAATTACGCTTGAAGGAACAATATGGGCATCTCCTGGAGACTACATCATCAAAGGAGTAAAAGGCGAGTTCTACCCTTGTAAGCCAGATATATTCGCAGAAACCTATGAGGCGGTTGAGGAAGGAGATAACCAATGACACCAGAAACGCCAGAGCTCGCATTAACACCTGATCAATATAAAGCCATCATGCAAGAGATATGGAAGAACCACCGCTTTGCCCGTTCAGACTTCAAACATAGCAAATATATCAAGTACGTCCGTCCGAACTGGGACATGCGAGATGGGATGTGCTTCGCTATTAGTTTCGACCAGGACAAGAAGTCATTCAACTCAGGCTACGGGGAAACAGAACCAATGTATGACCGCATAATGAAATGGCTTAATGAACCATGGGAGGGATCGAACCAATGAGCTACGATTTGATGCCAAAGAATGATATTGAAGGGTTTCACATGGGCGCGTTCTCTTGGCCCGTCCTGTTGGAGGTTGTTGGATACCTGTTCCCGTTCCAGAGTAAGGGGGGCAGATGGGTGTACAACTGGGAAAGTGATAAGCGATTCAAGGAGGAGCATAACTACCCTATTATCATTTCGAATGACGGGTTTAAAATAACGTCCTCAGAAGCGAAAATCATGGCGAGAATGGCCCGGAATTATTGTTTAATACAGCGTAAATTAGATGATTTGCACTTTAATAATGACCTACCTATGTCAACACCGGATTGGGAGAAAAAGTGGCCCCAGAAAATACGAGAAGATTGGGTTAACAAGTTTGAAGAGTTTGCGGATTGGGCAGAGAAGTCCGGAGGATTCAAAGTGTATTGATTGGCCGTCAGGCCTCCGATTCGACCGCATTACATAGCGACAGCGGAGGCCGCAGGGCTGGATGAACTTATAAGGGGGCTGAGACACATGAAAAATGCGTGGGAAACGTTCAAAACTCTCTGTGCAATGTTGGTTATAGGTTTTGCAATACATGAATTGTTGATCGGCGTAGTGCATGCAGATCCGGTGTACTGGATTAATTGGTAATTTAGGGGGCTGAGACCCCAATCAAAGGAGACTAACGGATGAGTAGAGTGCCGAAATACAGAGCGTGGTACAAGCCATTAGGTGTCATGATTCAGCCGGAAAATCTGGTAATGATTAATTTTGATACTAAAGTATTGGGCGTTTACATGGAAATGAACGGGAAGGGATACCACGTTCTGAGGATGTCGGATTTCGAACTATTAGAGTACACCGGATTAAAGGACAAGAACGAACGGGAGATATATGACGGAGACATCATAGATGGAAGTTGGATTAATCCTATGTCTAAAGAAAAAGTGATACGGCATTATAGAGTCACTTTCAACAAAGGGAAGTACAATGCAGAACTTATCGGTCATCATCCATACGGATCTACTATGCTTTACTTCGAGAATGAAAAGGCTGAAATAATGGGCAACATCTACGATAATTCAGAACTACTAGAGGTATAAGGGGGAGAAGAGGATATGAAATACAGGGACACTCAAAATGCATTGAGAGCCGGCCATAGACAGTTTATCTTTATTGCAAGCCCTGGAGAGCCTGTAAATGTACTGGCGTGGGGTCCGAGCTGGGTTAGATTCAAAGATATGTATAACACATATCCTATCAGTACGAATATGAAGATGTTTTCTATGTTGGTGGAAGATATTTATATAGAAAAAAGCCCTGACGCATCAGGGCAATAGCAGCTTTTATCCTCGACCAAATTATACCACAAAGGGGAATGAGGATGAACATCGCCAATAGCAAGGCTCCTGTAGTGAAGGTAACGGACTTAGGTCCAGCAACTGCCCTAAACTATCAACTCTCCCTCAAAGGCGCGGAGCGAGCATACAGGAAGGCTGACGCTGATGATAAAAAGGTAATCTCCGGAATGGTGTCAGATTGTGAATTTGCTATAGAGTGGTTAAGCACTGGAAGAAGACCGGGAAATAAGAGAGGAATTGAACGTAGAACTGGTTATGAGCGAGAAATACTACTTGATCCAATACGAATGCAGGCTTTCGCTAGTGACTCAAAAGCGGGAAGCCCCGCCAATCTTTCGGACGAACAACGGTTTCAACTAGAATTCGCACTAAATCAATTAAGCGAACGGGAACGAGAATGTTATACCCTAGCACATGGGCAGTGCATCCCACATTCTGAAATAGCCAAGATGCTCGGCATTACCTACGGCAGCGTTAGCGAATATATTCAACGAGCGCAGCGTAAGATTAGCGATACCGTAGAGAATTCCCTGTTTTTTGTCTAGTAAACGCCCACTATATATAGGAGGAACCTATTAACGGTTCGACTCTTATAATGAATGGTGTGTGAAAAACCCACGCCAGCCGATGAGCTCACGGTTAATTGAGCTCGACCATTTATGTTATTATAGATACAAATGATATTAGGAGGTTGGAAAGATGTACCTCGAAATAATACAGAAGGCAAAGGAAGTCTTTGGTGATGATTATGGTCTTATTGAGGAAAGGGCAAATGAGTATGCAATTTCTACTGTCAATAGAACAGTGGACATTCTCAATGTTCTCATTACAATAGCATTGCGAAGAGGCCCAGAGTTAGTAATTGGTGAAAGTAATATACGTGCCTTAATAAATGAAGAGGCATTGCACCAGCTTATCTGAATATATTAATTTTTAAGTTCGCCAATAGGCGGCTTTTTTGTTGCAGGTAAATACTTCCTAATGTCGAAATATGATTTCAGGGAGTGGATATATATGAGGAAACCGTTTAATTATGCTGTGCGTAAAACTTCGAAAGAAATCGCAAATGCATATGTAAAGAGTAGACAAAACAATGGACTTAACAAGATATCGGTCGATGAAGATAAGAAATATGACTTTTCAGAAGTGGGCGAAGGCGAATGGTTGATTTTAGGTTCCGCAATAGCACTTCTTATTGTCATACTTGCAGAATTACTTTTTTAGGTGAATAGTGCGTAGGGAGTCGCTGAAAAGCGGCTCTTTTTGTATTGTAAATAACCCATAATCTAAACCCCAAAAGCTGCAGAGGTGACGGCGAAGTAAGGTACATGGGTAAATAGTAGCAGGAAAATCCTTCCTTAGCGTCGAAATACGAAGTCGAAGGGAGATGGAAAAAATGGTAGATTGGATCAAAGACATGCAGGATCATATCACAGAGTATATTAACGAAAGGGATAAAATCACAAAAGAATTATCTCAACTCACAATGGAGCTAGACGAAAGAGGGTTTCCTTCTAGTTCGAAATTAACGGGTAGTGCTCCGTTGGAGTGGGAAGTGGGTGTCAGTGTTTCAGGCGTTGGTAGAATTAGTTTTGCAATCACTTATGACGAAATACTCGCAGATAGTAGTACTACCGATGATTACGGGCAGCTCATTCCAAAATTTCCAGATGATTTAAATACTGCTTTGAAAAGTTTGACTATCAAAAAATTCAAAGAGACATTAGTAATAAAAAACATTTAAGCACCTTCGGGTGCTTTTTTCATGCTTAAAATATTGGGGGTGGGTGATATGACATGAAATTAACTGACAAGCAGCAAAAATTTGTTGATGAGTACTTGATTGATTTGAACGCCACACAAGCGGCCATACGAGCAGGATATAGTGTGAAAACAGCAAAAGAGATAGGTGCTGAGAACCTTTCTAAACCTCACATTCGCGCGCGTATAGATGAGAGATTGGCAGTTTTGTCCAGAAGAACAGGTATTAATCAGGAGCGAATCATGCGTGAATTAGCCCGTATTGCTTTTCTTAACGCCCCGGACGTAGTGAATTTCAGTGATGCTACTATTCGGGATGATGCTTCAGAGGATGACACCGCCGCTATCGCTTCAGTCAAGGTAAAAACCATACCCGGACAGGATTCAGATGGTGTGGAAAGAGAAATCAAATTTGCAGATAAAATCAAAGCCTTGGAATTGCTTGGTAAGCGTTATGGCATGTGGGTGGATAAACAAATCACTGGGGAAATAGGCGTTCAAATCATCGATGATATAGGTTCAGACGATGATTAAGGTTCGCTTATCTGAAAAGATTACCCCACACTTTCATTCGTTCTGGAAAGCATCCAATTCACACCGCTATCTTAGACATGTCTTAAAGGGTGGTCGCGGATCTGCTAAGTCAACGCATATCGGGCTGAAGGTTATTAAGGACATGATGAAATACCCGGTTACGGCGCTGGTTATCCGCAAGGTTGCCAGAACACTGGAAGAGTCAGTGTTTGAGCAGCTTAAGGAAGCGATTGAAATACTTGGAGTGGAACAATATTGGCGTGTTGTGAAATCGCCGCTGCAGCTTATTTACTTGCCTCGTGGGAATAAAATCATATTCCGAGGCGCAGACGATCCGCTGAAAATTAAATCCATTAAAGTATCTAAGTTCCCAATAGCTATAATGTGGATCGAGGAATTAGCGGAATTCAAGACTGAAGAAGAGATTTCGACCATTGAAAATTCTGTGTTGCGTGCAGAATTGGAAGATGGTCTTTTTTATGCGTTCTATTACTCGTACAACCCACCTAAGCGGAAACAAAGTTGGGTGAACAAGAAGTATGAGTCACAATTCATTCCTGATAACACCTACGTTCATCATTCTACCTACCTGGATAACCCGTATATATCAAAAGCATTCGTCCAAGAAGCTGAAGAAGTTCGTAAAAAGAGTCAGCAGAAATATGACTGGGAATATGGCGGTAAAGCAATCGGGAGTGGGGTAGTTCCGTGCGATAATTTAGTATTCAGAACTATAACCGATGAGGAAGTTAATAGGTTCGATAATATACGGCAAGGCAATGACTGGGGGTACGGTGTCGATCCGGTAGCTTTTGTCCGCTGGCATTATGATAAGACACGCCGAACAATATACGCCATGGATGAGATATATGGCGTGAAGATTTCGAACAGAGAATTGGCAAAGGTAATAAAAAACAAAGGTTATCACACTACTATGACAACAGCAGACAGTGCAGAGCCAAAGTCTATTGATGAAATGCGTAATCAGCTTGATGTAAAGATGAGAGGTGCCAAGAAGGGCCCGGGATCAGTTGAATACGGCGAAAAATGGCTGGATGATCTGGAGGAAATCGTTATAGATCCGAAGCGAACACCAAACCTTGCTAGGGAGTTTGAAAATATCGATTATCAAACAGACCCAGATGGCAATCCTCGGGCGAAGTTGGAGGATAAGGACAATCATACTATTGATGCTACCCGTTACGCCTTTGAGGGCGATATGAAGGGCCCGTCATTTTCATTTGATTAATAGGAGAGGAGGAAACTAATTGAGCACAACGGAAGAAGTTATCCGGATCATCGAAAAAGGTGCACGATCAGCTATGACTGACGAAGAAATAATCAAGCAGGAAATCGATGACTGGATGTCTTCTCAAGAGCGGAAAGACATGATAATCGGAGAACGTTATTACCGGAATAAAAGCGACATCTTGGAGCGTAAACGGATGACTATTGGTAATGGTGGGGCGATGATTGAAGCCACTAACCTTGCAAATAATAAGATCGTTCATGGATTCTTGCGAAAGCTCGTTGATCAGAAAGCCGGTTATTTGCTGAGTAAGGAAATGAGCATCCAGACCAAAAACAAAGCTTATTCAGAACTGTTGACAGGGATTTTTGATAAAGGATTTAAACGACTCTTAAAAAGCCTGTTGAAGGAGAGCATAAAAAAAGGTCGCGCATGGTTGCATGTTTATTATGACGAAGAGGGCCGATTTCGATTTAAGAAACTTCCGTCTGAAGAAATCATTCCACTATGGAAAGACGCTGCTCATACAGAACTGGATGCGCTTATCCGTGTTTATGAGATAGATGCCTATGAAGGGAAAAAGAAAACAACTATCAAAAAGGTTGAATTCTGGCACTCTAAAGGTGTTAACCGTTATGTGATCGGAACAGGAAGTTTAACTGTACCGGCAACGAGCGGACTCATTAAGGATGTGGAATCGGGTGAATTTAGTAGTCATTTTGAAGCTATTGACGGAGTTAAAAAGGATGGATATGCACTAAACTGGGAGCACATCCCCTTCATATGTTTTAAATACAATGAGGATGAGATTCCGCTGATATCACTCCTGAAATCACTAATCGACGATTACGAGAAGAAAAAATCGGATAACAGTAACAACCTGGAGGACCTGCCTAATAGTATTTATAAACTTAAAGGCTATGATGGGACGGATCTTGGAGAGTTTCGCCGCAATCTTTCTCTTTTTCGTGCAATTAAGGTCTCAGCTGAAGATGGGGCTGATGTAGATACTCTAAATATCGATATCGAAACAGAAGCTTACAAACTTCATATGGATATGACCCGTAATGATATTTATGAGTTCGGGCGGGGGGTGGATTCGCAATCGGATGAATTTTCTACAGCACCGAGCGGAGAAGCATTGAAGTTCCTATATGAAGATTTGAATTTGGATGCCAATGATATCGAAAATGAATTCCAGGCTGCGCTTGAACAATTGCTTTGGTTTGTAAATAGCCACATCGAAAATACAACAGGCACTGATTTTTCCAATGAAACGGTTGAATTTATTTTTAACCGCGATATGGTTACAAACGAATCTGATATTATTGTAGATGCTAAAAACAGTGTTGGCATTATATCAAATGAGACAATAGTAGCAAATCATCCATGGGTAACAAATCTCAAGGAGGAACTGAAGCGTCTTAAGACCGAGGAAGCAGCGAACCTTGAGGAGGATCCATACAAACCGCCTAATAAGGATGATCCTCCACCGGTAGGGGCTGATGAAGAATGAAATCAGTTGCTTACTGGTCAAAACGGATGGAACAACTCAACGAGTCTCTATTAGATAAAGGTGTTCCATTTACGAAGGCGATGAATAAGGAATACCGGAAGGCTCAGATATCCATCCAGACAGATGTTAATAATTTCTATCAGCGTTTTGCAGATAATAACGGGATTGTGAGCTTATCCGCTGCTAAGCAAGTTCTCAAAGCAGGCGAGCTCAAAGAATTCAAATGGACCGTTGAGGATTACATTGCTCGCGGTAAAGAGAACGCCATAGATCAGCGTTGGATGAAGGAACTAGAGAATGCCAGTATAAGAGTGCGTGTTACCCGCTTAGAATCCATTCAGTTGCAGATGAAGCAACATGTCGAGGAATTATCTGTTAAGCGTCTATCAGGCACAACAGAGCTATTAGGTAACGTCTACAAGGATGGTTACTATCGAAGTATTTTTGAACTTGAAAAGGGTATCGGTATAGGAGCTTCATTTGCAAAGATCGATAAAAGGCAGTTGGAAGCTATCCTATCAGCACCTTGGGCACCAGATGGCAGCAGCTTTTCCCAACGTATATGGACTGATCGCGTCAGGCTGACTGGAACGCTTCGTAACATCTTTAGTCAGGGGCTTATTAGTGGTGATACCTCTAAGCAAATGATAGAGCAGCTTATGAAACGCTTCGATGTGTCACGGAAGAATGCAGAGCGGTTAATACTGACGGAATCAGCATACTTCGCTGGTCAGTCTCGTATAGCCGGCTACAAAGAACTTGGAGTAGAGCAATACCGCTACACTGCTACACTGGACAGCCGGACATCCATTACTTGCCGAGACCTAGACGGGAAAGTATTTGATATCGAAGATGCTCAGGTTAATGTCAATTATCCACCTATGCATGCTTATTGCCGATCAACCACCATACCGCACTATGAGGACAACATCAAAGAGCGGGTAGCTAGGGATGAAGATGGCAAAACGTATAAGGTTCCAGAGGATATCAACTACAATGACTGGGCTGAAAAGTACGCTCCCGAAGCTACTGAGACAGTTACTGTTGAAACCCCAACTAAGCAAGCGCCGGAGACTCCATTACCTACTATTGAGGTTCCAGGTGGGCCAACAAAGGATATTCCAATTCCTGAGAAAAGCATATATACCCTGGAACCAGAGAAATGGTATGATGAAACCGGAAAGACTGCACCACCGCTGATTAATCTCAGTAAGATGGATCTACCGAAGCTGCAGCCAGACATTCCGCGTAAACTAGGTAATATCGATCTATCTAAACCTGATATCGTCCGCAACTATGTAAAGGATGCGGAGCAAGCCATCAGGAATGCACCGGAAGAACATGCAATAGCTCTTACTAAAGAAGGTGAGGTTATCCATGTTAAGGGTGATAAAGCATCCGTTGATATCAACAAGATTACACCACCTGATGTACTTAAAAAGAGCATTGTTACCCATAATCACCCTACGATAGACGGTGAAGCAGGTGGATCATTTAGCCGTGACGATGTCCTAGCATTCATACAAAAGGGTATTAAGGAATTACGAGCTGTTGATTCCAGCAGTACGTACATTCTCAAGAAGTCAGCCCCAATAAACCTGAGTACAGATGAGATAAACCGTTTACTTGATAAAGCAGAAGATTCGTATCTTGCATTACTAACTATTGAGCAGGCACTCACAGGTTATGACGAAAAGCATCTAACCATGGAACAGCTAGTAATGCTACTTGAATCGCTACAATATACAAAGGAGTGATGATCTTGCGAACTAAAGAAGAGAATAGAGCGGCTATTGCTGAACAGTTTGCCCCGCAACGCGATAAGCTAGGCGAACGATTTGACGCTTTGGTAGACGAGATCAGCGCCGTTAGATATGAGTACCTTCAGAAGCGCGATGAGCTCTCGAAACAGCCAGTAGGTGTTCTGGACGCTAATGCTGCGGATGAACGGCGGTTAAATCGTGAAGAAGGTATGAAATGGGTACTAATCAAACAGAAATACGGGTTATGAGGTGGGCTAATGGACAAGGATAGGATTCGCGCTTTCTGTGAAGCTCTAATAGAAAGCTATCAAGTGTCTGAGAACATGGTTAATCATGATCGTGGTACTTATGAAGATGAAGTCGCTTTGGAAAAGGAAATTGAGAATTTGAGAAATGAATTGAATGAACTGTTGAAGTAGAAGCACTCTCCAATATGCGAGGGTGCTTTTTATATTGGGCCACGGTTGAGACTACCGCGGCCTATTTGCTCATGAACCGGAGCATATCGGTTCACTCCCTAAGCTGGAGAGCAGCTATACAAATCTATGGAGGTAGATGATATATGGATTGGTTGAAAGAGTTGTTGAAGAAGTTGGGCGTTGAAGATTCCAAGATTGACGGAGCTATTGCAGATGCTGGTAAAGAGATTCCGAAGCACTTTGTTCCGAAGAGTCAGTATAACGAAGTTTCTACGGCTAAACAGCAGGCTGAGAAGGATGTCGCTGATCGGGACAAGCAAATCGAGGATCTGAGTAAAGCTGCTGGACTGTCAGATGATCTGAAGAAGCAGATTGATCAGCTCAAGACTGATAACAAAACGGCAAAGGACAAATATGATGCCGACCTGCAACAGATCAAATTGGACAATGCCATTACTGCTGTACTCACTGGTAAGGTGCATAACGAGAAGGTGGTAACTGGTTTGATTGACAAGACCAGGCTGATATTTGGTGATGATGGGAATTTGGTCGGCTTGGATGAACAACTCACAGGCTTAAAAAGTACTGATGCATACCTGTTCAAGCCGGAAGCCGATCCACAGCAGCAACAGCCGGCTCCCTCATTCAGAGGGACAACACCGCTTGATGCAACAAAACCTGCTGGTACTACGCCTGAAGGGTACAACGCCGGGAAGTCTATTGCAGAACAAAGAAACCAAGGGAGTGAGAAAAAATGAATTTGAATCCAAGAGTTAAGGAATACGGATCACAAAAGGAAATTCTCTATACAGTTAAAGGATCTATCGAAAAAGTCGGGGGCATTACTCTGGATGGCACTAAATTCGCACTAAACACATTGATTCCAGCTGGTACAGCAGTTAGCATCCAGGCAAACAGATTGGCTAAACCTTGGGCAGATGCTGATACAGGTACACCATATCTGACAAACCACGATGTATTTACGGGCGAAGCTACTACTGTGAATGTGATTGTGGGTGCATGGGCTGAGGCGCTGGTTGTTGCAAGTAAACTCACTGGGGTTACAGCAGCATTTAAGACAGCTGCTGGCGGTCGTTATAGATACTACTAAAATAGAAAAGGAAGGGTGAATAAAGAATGGGAATTCTTTCACTGGATCAATTTAAACAACCTCAATTTATGGGATATGTAGAGAACCGGATTTTGCCAAAAAAATACCTGCTTGATGCTATCAGTGATCACGACACAGTATATGATCTGTCGTTCGATTATGACGTATTCACACAAACGTATGTACCATCGGCTTCTATTACCGGATGGAATGCAGGAGCTCCACTTCGTGATAAGCAAGGATTCAAAACACTCACTCAAGAAGTAGCAAAGATTCAGCACGGTGTACGGATTGATGAGCGTGAACAGCTTAAATTTATGAACCCGCGGGTGCAAGCTGAAAGGGAGCGCGCTATTCAAAAGGTTTATGATCAAACGGACCGATTGATCGAAGGCGTTAGAGATGTTGAAGAATGGTTGCGTGCTCAAGCCACTTATGGGGGAAGCATTGTGTACAAATCCGGGGATGACGTTCTGATTAATGTTAGTTTCGGAGTATCTGCTATCGTCCCTACAGCAACGGCATGGAGTAATCGCGCGACTTCTACACCATTAGATGATCTACGGGCAGCTGTACAAGCATATAAAGACGCAAACGGTGGCTTAGCGCCGGTATATATTGATATGTCCAGCAGCGTAATGCTTGATATCACACTCAATGAGCAAATAAGAGGGGCTATCTTTGGAGTAAATAGTTCGATGATTCCAAACCGTTCACAGGTTGAGGCTCTTTTGGCTCAAGCGGCTGACGCTACAATTCAAATCCGGATCAATGACGATCAAATCTCATTAGAAGGAGCGGCAGCATCTCGCTTGCTTCCTGTGAGAACTGTAGCGTTACTAGGAGCGCAACCAGTTATCACAGTTCACGGACCTACAGTAGAAAAGGGCTTTGAACCCGGCATTTATGTTGTTACAAAAAGCGATCTTGGTCCACCGCCACAAGATGAAATCTATGTAGGGGAATCGGCGTTTGTAGGTATCAAACAACCATCCCAAATCTACCGCCTGTCGGTCTAAGAGAGGAGCTATCATAAATATGACTAAATATAAAGTGCTGACCCCCGTCCTTCAAGGCGGGGTTATTGTTGCCTCTGGGGAAATTGAATTAGATGATAAACAGGCTTTGCGATTGCAAGAGTTGGGTGCTATCGGAGAGGAAATCCCTGAAGAATCTGTTCCTTTGGAAGAGATGAAGCTGCCTGCACTCAAGGTGTACGCTAAAGATCATAACATTGATCTCGGTGAGGCTACCAAAAGGGAGGACGTTCTTGCAGCTATCCTGAAAGCTGGTGAGTCTGATGGAGGAGTATCTTAAATATCTACCTAAGCTAAAACAATTGCTCTCAATCACAATAGAGGATACCTCCAAGGATCAAAGGTTACTGTTTGCTCTGGAGACCATTGTTCAGGAGATAAAGACCTATTGCAACATTTCTTCTATTCCTGAAGCGTTAGATAACGTGGTTCTTCATATAGCTGAGGATTACTACCGGACGAAGTACCCGACAGAATTCGAACAAACAGCACCAGCAGTTACTAGTATCAAACGTGGGGATGTTACAACAGCGTTCGGATCCGCTAAGGCTACGGTTACGGTCGGATCTGGAGCAGCTTTCGTGCGGAATTATGCGGCTCAGTTGCAAGCGTTCCGAAGATTGAGGTGGTAACATGGTCAGTTTCGGTAATATACCAGCAGAGCGGTTAGCTATTGAGAGCACCTATGAAGGCTTATGTACTGTTTTGGAAATGAGGGATGTAAAAGATCCAGTGAGCGGTAAAACACGACAGCAGCCTGTCATTATCTTGGCTAATGAGCCGTGTGCTCTCTCTCAGTCTTCCTTACCTGCTGCCACACAAACAGTGACAGCCGATCAGGTCAATTACGATGCTAAGCTATTTATCTCTCCTGATGTAACTATCAAGCCAGGGAGTCGAATCACGGTTCAGCAGAATGGCATGGAGTTCAAAGGAGAACAGGCGGGTAAGGCATTTAGATATGCTACTCATCAGGAGATTAAGCTAAAAGAGGTATTGAACGCATGAGCATGGGAAAGTTTGACTTCAAGGACGTTAAGAAGCTTCAGAAAAACCTGCAACGGATGCAAAATGAGTTTCCTCAGTTTATGGAGGAATGTATTCGCGAACTTGCCGGGAGGTTGCTAGCTAAAACCGTAGCACGTACCCCGGTCAAAACGGGAGACTTACGGCGAGGCTGGCAAATTGGTGATGTGGTTCGGCTCCCAGGAGGCGGTGTACACGTCGAGATCGTCAATAATGTAGAATATGCCCTCTATGTAGAGTACGGCCATGTTACCAGACTACGGACAGGTTGGGTTAACGGTAAATTCATGCTGACACTGTCTGAGCAGGAACTTAAGAGAGAGTTACCAGGGATCATGGAGCGGAAGCTGAAAAAATATATGGAGAAGCATATGGGGCGGTGAGTATGCAGGATATAAAAAACGCACTCATAAAAAAGCTATCGTTATTTACTCCGGAGTATCCGGTTTATGACGAAGCAGTGGAGCAGGGCATGCAGCAGCCGTGCTTTTTTGTGCTGTTATTGGAAAGTAGTCAGGTCCGAGGGGTTAACCGGCGCTATCAGCGTTTCAATCCCTTTGATATTCATTACTTCCCGAAACCGGAATCAGCGGCTCCCCGGGAAGAATGCGAGCTGATATCTGAACAATTGTATTCCGAGTTGGAATATGTAACTGGGCAAGATGGGCTCTACCGGGGAACAGGTATGAGGCATGAAATAGTAGATGGAGTTCTACATTTCTTTGTTGAGTACAATGTTCACCTGATCCGGGATAAAGCACCGGATATTAAAATGCAGACTATGAAGCAAGGAGGCGGTATTAAGTGAGTGTTAAAAATGAAAAGTCAGGTGTTGAAGCTCCTGAAGCTTCGTATACAAAGGAGCAGTTCTTGAACTCTACCAAATACTCATACCAGGATAAAGATGTCCTGTCGGCGCTGCTGGAGCCGGAGAAGTTGTATACGGCGTCTGAGGCACAGCAGGTCATCGAAGATTTTAAGAACAAGGAGGCTGAGTAGATTATGGCCGGTGGAACATGGACAACTCAAAATAAAGTAAGACCCGGTGTATATGTTAACGTGGAAACGTCTGGCGGGGCATTGGGCACGGTTGGCAGCAGGGGAATAACCTCTTTAGCGCTAACTCTCCCATGGGGAGCGGCTAAGGTCATCACACCGATTATAGCTGGTGAGGATACATTCAAAGCGCTTGGCTATGACATTACAGCCCCAGAGCTGTTGTTGGTGCGTGAGGCGCTTAAAAGAGCTCGGACAGTGTTGCTGTACAAACTCAATGACGGAACAAAGTCAACGGTCACAGTTGGGACCTTGGTAGCTACAGCAAGATATGGTGGCATTCGAGGTAATGCGCTGAAGGTTGTCGTACAAACCAACATTGATGATAGTAGCAAGTTTGATGTAAAAACACTGCTGGATAACGCAGTAGTGGACACACAGGTAGTCGCTAATATTGCGGCGCTCATCCCGAATGACTGGATTGTATGGAGCGGGACCGGCACACTAACAGCAAATGCAGGAGCTCCTTTGATTGGTGGTGCAAATGGCACTGTTACTAATGCGGATCATACTGCATATCTAGCTGCACTAGAGCTGTATGATTTCCAGACAGTGGCACTGACATCCACGGACAATGCGCTCAAAGCTGTCTATGCTGCCTTTGTACGGCGCTTGAGAGAGTCAGAGGGTAAAAAGATACAGGCAGCACTTGAGAACTACCCTGTAGCCGATTTTGAAGGTGTAATCAGCGTCAAGAATGGCGTGGTACTTTCAGACGGGGCCATACTTACAGCAGCCCAGGCTACTGCTTGGGTAGCAGGTGCTTCGGCAGCAGCTGAGATGAATGAGTCTCTTACTTATTCGGCATACGACGATGCTGTAGATGTGGCACCAAGGTATACAAGTACACAAATTGAAGCAGCTCTGAAAGCCGGAGAATTTGTCTTTACCCCTTCCGTTAATCGGGCTGTGATAGAACAGGATATTAATACGTTCCTCTCTTACACTCCAAAGAAGGGAAAACAACTTCAAAAAAACCGTGTGCTCCGAGTATTGGATGGTATTGCGAATGATCTGAAGCGTATCTTTGAATCATTTTACATCGGTAAGGTGTCAAATAATGTTGATGGTCGAGCTCTGTTTCGTAAAGAGGCAGTTATCTATTTGGATAGCTTGCAGGGGATTGATGCCATTCAAAATTTTGATGCTCAGACGGATATCACTGTATCTCCTGGCAATGATTCAGATGCTATATATGTCGAAGTTAATATCCAGCCAGTAGACAGTATCGAAAAAGTATATATGAAAGTGCAGGTGAGATAAAATGGGTTTCTTAAAGGCTAGCGAAACAATCAGTGGACAAGAGGGACGAGCCTACGCCACAATCAACGGTCAGGTGGAGGAAATGTTCTACATCAAGACTCTTGAAGCCTCTGTTGAAAAAGAAAAGGCTGAGGTGAAGACGTTGGGCCGCCGCGGCACGCAACATAAAACTACTGGATGGTCCGGTACCGGTAGTATGACGATCTACTATATGACTAGTCGGTTCCGTCAGTTGATGATCGATTATATCAAAACGGGTAGAGATACCAACTTTGATATTACGGTAACTAATGAAGATCCGGGATCTACCATTGGGTCTCAAACAATTACTCTACTAGGTGTGAACCTTGATAGTGTAGTTATGGTATCACTGGATACAGAATCTGATGCACTAGAAGAGGATATCGATTTTACCTTTGAGGATATTGATATGGGTCAAGCATTTAACCCACCAGCCAATTAAAATAAAATTCAGGAGGAATTAATAATATGAGTGATTTTTCAGCATTCTACGCACAAAACGCAGCGGTGGAAACTACAGAGGATTTCGTGGTCTCTCCTAGATTTAAAGATAAAGATGGAAAGGCGATTCCTTGGAAGCTACGTAGTATCACTGAAGAAGAAAATAAAGAACTTCGTAAGGCTGCCACGAAGCGAACCAAAGGTAAATACGGACAATTTACATCTGAAATGGATGCTAATGAATACATGGCAAAAATGGTGGTGGCTTCTGTATCTTATCCGGATCTCAAAAATGCAGAAATTCAAAAATCCTATGGAGTACTTGGTTCAGAAGTTCTGTTACGCAAAATGCTACTTCCTGGCGAATTCTCAGCCCTCAGCGAACGGGTACAGACACTAAATGGTTTTGATCAAGATATCAATGAGCAGATAGAAGAAGTAAAAAACTAATAGAGGAGGGTGACGGTGAGGCTAACTTAGCTTACTACGCCCTCCATGAGCTTCACATTTTACCGCATGACCTTATGGCGATGGGACAGAGGGAACGAGCCGCTATATATGCGATGATTTCTCTCCGGGTGGATAAGGAAAAGAAACAAGCGTCTAAGACCAGTTCTAAAGGACGCAAAAAGTAATAGACCGTTCATTCCCTGTTTGGTATATTGTTAGTAAATATTACCTCTAGGAGTGGAGATATGAAAGCATTCCGCAACATTTTGTCGGGAATTATGTTTATTTTATCGGTATTATTTCTAATATTTACAATACTTACTTTCGCCGTTCCGGAAACGGATGGAAAAGGCGTTGCAATTGTAATGACTTTAATTTGTTTCTTTCTTGGGTTTGTAATTAAAACTCAGTCAAAGCAGGCAGAAGAGATTAAACAAAAGAATGAAGAACTCGGAATCAAAGCTACAGCATTATTGCATCATGTCGAGGGACTTCCAATAAGCGAAAAGACACAATGTAAGGTAGCGGTTACTCGTGATGGTATCTCTATTATAGGAGGGGGCACTGAATTTAATATTACTAATTCTCAAATTCGTGCAGCCGAGGTTAAAACTGATACGGAAATAGCGAATATCGTTCACAGTAGTGCAGCTAAAGGGATTGCAGGCGGATTGTTATTTGGACCGATTGGCCTTGTCGTTGGATCGAGGGCTAAGAGTAAGGAAAAACGAACAAGCACCTATTATCTGATAATAAACTACACAAATACAGCTGGTGAAGTTGCCGCACTAATGTTTGATGAAGGAACTACATCATTTGCTTCACAGAAGATAGTTAGTAAACTTAAACCTATGATAGTTAACAATCCTATACATTCAGTTCAACTCTAATATTCCGAAGCACTCCAAGATGGAGTGCTTTTTTATGTTGTTTAGAAAGGAGGAAGCCATATTGCCAAGCATTGCAGCGAGTCTTGCATTGAATGATGTCTTTAGTCAGCGCTTGAATCAGGTTAACGCTTCATTAGCAGCGACTATCCAGTTAATGGCACGGTTGCAATCTCAAATGCAGAATCCAATGGTATTAAGAATCAGCGCTTTTGATGTGATCAGTAATTTAGATATGATAAAACAGCAGATTGCAGCTCTAGGAACAGGTAGCCTGATACGAATAAACATTAACACTACAGAAATATTACAGCAATTAGCAGTAATCAGGCAGCGGTTAGGTGGTGAAGAATCGTTAATTAAAATAAAAATCAATACCGCTGATATTTCCTCGCAAATTGCAATTATAAAAAGACAGATTGAATCTGAATTAAGTAGTGTCGTTGCGCAGATTCGAATTGAGCTACCTCGGTCTTTGGAGGCTATGTTTACAAATCTCCAACGCTTGGTGTCTCAACTCATTAGATCAACACGACAATTAAGAACACGCAGTGCAGACGCAGGTGAATTGCAAAGAGCTCTAGAACGTATCGCTAGGTTAGAACGGCAAATTGCCGACCTACAATCTAGGGTTAACGGACAAATTAATAATGCAACGAAAAACACATCTAATTGGTTAAGTAGCCTCAAAAATGTAGTCGCAGCTTATCTATCTATTGCTGCAGCTAAAAAACTTTTGGAAACATCAGATGATGTGGCGTTGACTAACGCTAGATTAGCAATGGTTAATGATGGACTTCGAACACAACTAGAGTTACAACGCCAGGTAATGGACGCGGCGAATGATACTCGGGCAAACTACCAAGCTACAGCGGATATGGTCACTAAACTCGCTATGAGTACTCAGGGTATTTTTAAAACAGATGACGATATTATTAAATTCACGAAGAGCTTCAACAAAGCTTTGGTAATCTCAGGTGCAGGAGCCCAAGAAACGACTGCCTCTATATTGCAAATGGGGCAAGCGCTCGGGAGTGGGGTTTTACAAGGGGATGAATTGAGGTCCCTTAGTGAAAATGCTCCAGCGGTGATGAGCTTATTAGCGGAGGGGCTAGGTGTAGCACGCGGGGAACTTAAAGCAATGGGAGCTGATGGTAAACTAACATCTGCGATGATTGTTAAAGCTTTTGAAAAGCAAAGCGGAAAAATCGATAAGATGTTTAGTCAAATGCCTATGACTTTTGGTTCGGCAATGACAATTATGAAGAATAAAGTAGCTGAGTGGATTGGAACAATCAATGGGGCAGAAGGTCCTCTTAGTAGGATTACTAAGATGCTACAGGATCTAACTGCATGGTTAAGTACGAGTGACGGAGAACAATTCTTGAGTGGTTTAAGCGAAGGCATTACCACAACTGTCGATATTGTTGTCTCGTTAGGCGATGCTGCTGCACAGGTTTATAGCTATATTACTACGAATTGGACAACTATTGAGCCAATCGTTTGGGGGATTGCAGCGGCTTTAACGGCGTGGAAACTCGCATCTATGGCTGTTGGTTCTGCCTCTATTTTTGCTTCACTTGGAACAGGAATAATGACAGCGGCAGTGTTTCTTCAAACAGCTGCTACAGGTGGTTTGGCTCTTGCTTGGCGAGGACTAAACGCAGCCATGAAAGCCAATATATTTATTTTAGTGGCAACTCTTCTGGCAGGTTTGATTATGTGGTTAATAAAACTATGGAATACGAATGATGCGTTTGCAGCGGGGTTCCTTAGGGTTTGGTACGGAATATTAAACTTTATTGATCAAGTTGCAATTAAATTCACAAGCGTAGGGTATGCAATAGCCGATGCGTTCGGATGGGCGAAAACAAAGTCACTAATTTTCATGGAGGATTTAGCAAATGGTGCAATAGATCGCATTAATGATTTGATTAATACATTGAACAAACTGCCATTTGTTGAACTTGAGACTATTAGTCACATAGAATTAGCTGCTGGAAAAGCAGCAGAAGAAGAAGCTGCGAAGCAACAGAGGGCAGCAAACTTAGCTGCAATGGAGAATAGTGCAGCAACAAAGGCTAAAGAACGTGAGGCTAAAGTCCAAAAAATGTTAGATGAGCGTGCAACGAAACGTGAATCTGAAGCAGCTGCTGAGAACGCTAAAAATGCAAAATCAGGAAAAGATGATAAGGTGGCTGGAATGGGGTTTTCTGCTGGCGGTGGTGCCGCAGCTGCTGCAGCTCCAAAAACTGATAAGTTAAAAAAAGTCGATAAGGTCGGCAAAGTAGAGAAGCCTATTGATATCTCTAAAGAAGACCTGAAGATTATGCGCGATGTCGCGGAAATGAAGAACATTCAAAACTTTGTGACATTGACACCGACTATCCAGGTCAAGACAGGACCAGTAACCAATGAGGCTAATGTCGATTCCATTGTTAAGAAGATTGAAACTAAACTTAACGAAGATATAGCTAGTACTGCAAAGGGTCTCTATAGCTAAAGGAGGCGATAGCGTGGCTAATGACTACAGCATCGAACTGAGTTTTAACAACCGCGCAATATGGTTTGAAATCCCCGTCCTTCCGGAAGAAATAGAGATCGGCGGGGAAGGTGACGGAGAGACTTATGATATAACGGATCTTGGTGAAATTAATGTAATCAAGGCCGCTAAGCTGAAAGAGATTAGCTTTAGTAGTTTTTTTCCGGCTATCGCAGTCGGTGGTACTGTACCAAGCTATGTATCATCAAAAAACTGGGGGCAACCTGCGGACTACATCCAATTAATTGAAACCTGGATGAACAAGCGCAAGCCGATCCGGTTTATTTTTACGTCAACGGGTCTCAAAATAAATATTGCTGCCAGTATCGAAGAATTTAATTATAAAGAGGTTGCCGGGAACCCGGGCGATTTTGAATATGAAATCAGCCTGAAGGAGTATGTATTTTACGCCGCTAAAAAGGTGACGTTGAAGACAAATACAACACCAGCTGGTACAACCACCACCACCACTAAGAAAGAGCCAGCGAAACGCGCAGATGAACGTACCAAGTCTAAAACGGTTACCATCAAATCCGGGGACACCCTGATGAAGATAGCTAAAAGAGAACTCGGTGACGGTAGCCGGTGGAAAGAAATTCAGAAGTTAAACGGCTTAACAGATGCGCAGCTGAAGACACTCAAAATCGGCTCTGTTCTGAAGCTACCGGGGTGATGATACATGGAATTATTGATCGATAATAAAAATGGCGCCGTCTGGGATGTTTCCAGCATCGTTACTGATATATCTTGGAAGACGATCCGTATAGGTAAGGCGGCATCCTTGGAATTCACCCTTGTAGACCATGGCCCATGGCAAGATAAAAAATTCCAACTGAATAATGGCGATGTGGTTAGGTACACAGATGAGGGACATAAGGTTTTCTATGGATATATTTTCAGTATAGAAACTGGTAAGACGGAAGAAATAAGCATCCTTGCTTATGATCAGATCCGGTATCTGATGAATAGCGGAACTTATGTATTTACGAAACAGACAGCAACCCAGGTAGTTCAAAAGATCGCTCAAGACATGCAGCTCAAGACCGGAACGCTGGAAGATACAAAATACATTATTCCTTCCCAGATCCGCGACGATAAAACGTTTATCGATATGATCTGCATGGCGTTAGATGAGACTCTGATTAACTACGGGACCAACTTCGTATTCTTTGACGATTTTGGGAGCTTGACGATACGTAATGCTTCAAATATGCGCTTTCCTTTTGTGGTGGGTGATGATTCACTCATGACGGATTATTCTTACAGCCGCAACATTGACGATGAGACATATAATCAAATTGTATTGTACAGAGACAACAAGGAGACTGGTAAGCGGGAAACTTACGTTACCAAGGATAGCGCCAGCATTGCTAAGTGGGGAATGCTACAACTCTACGAGTCAGTAGATGAGAATCTGAATCAGGCTCAAATTACTGAGCAACTAACTCAGCAACTGTTTATGAAAAATCGAGAGAAGCGGACGCTTAGTATAGAGGCCCTTGGAGATTACCGGATGCGTGCAGGATGCTACGTTAATTTATATATCAACGTAATGAACATAAATAAATTCTTCCTAGTCGATGAATGTACTCATAAGAAAGAAGGCGGAGTGCATACCATGGACTTAGAGCTAAGGTTGGTGTGATCATGATAGATGCGATAAAACGCGCTGCCACTGAAGCGGTGAATGCTGCTGGTCCAGTTCTGGTACAGCTAGGAATTGTAGAAAAAATTAATCCTCTTGTAGTGTTGGTCGATAATCGGCTTTCACTTACGGAGGATTTTTTAATTGTTCCGGAAACCTTATCTGAACAGAAAATAACAATAGGAATCCAAGAATACTTAATTCGTAAGCCGTTAGCTACTGGAGATAAACTTTTACTTATCCGCATGCAGGGCGGTCAACGCTACGTAATCATGGATAGGGTGGTGAGTGTTTGATACCACAGAGCGATAACGTGCTGCTGAATGAGGATATGGAGGATACACCCCAACCAAGTCTTACTTATAAATTAGACCTTGTAAATGGACGTATAGGATCCGTGGTAGTGGATGGATTGGATGCCGTAAAACAGGCAGTTATAAAAATACTCTCGACAATCCGATTTGAAAACCTGATTTACAGTGACAATTACGGTAGTGAGGCAGATGTTGGAGCGGTGCGGGGTCGGGCGGTGTTTGAAACCGAAGTGGAACGCTGGACTAGGGAAGCATTACTTCAGGATGATCGTATCGTTTCCGTAACCAACTTTAGATTTAACTATGATGGCGATGCGGTACTCGTCTTGTTTGACGTAGAGAGTGATTATGGAAACTATACAGACCGATTGGAGGTGAATGGCGGTGTATGAAAATCAAACGTTTGAAACGATCTTAGAACGGATGTTAGACCGGGTACCAGATGGGCTGGACAAGCGAGAAGGTAGCATTATTTATGATGCTATGGCTCCAGCAGCAATGGAATTAGCTCAGATGTATGTCGAGTTGGATATCAACGCAAATTTAATATTTGCTGATACAGCTAGTGGTGATTATCTGGATCGATCGATTGCGTGGTCTGGTGTTACCCGCAAGAAGGCAACAAAAGCCCAATTAAGAGGGCTTTTTTATAATGCTTCTAACACCTTAATGGATATTCCAGTTGGTAGTCGCTTCGCTATTGGTGCAATCAACTATAAAGTAATCTCTCGACTCTCATTAGGGGAGTATCGCCTTGAGGCAGAGGTTGAAGGAGTTACGGGTAATCAGCACTTCGGAGCCTTAATTCCTATCGATTTTATTAATAATCTAGCAAGGGCTGAATTGACGGAGTTACTTATCCCTGGGTCTGATAGAGAGACAGATGATGCATTACGGCAGCGGTACCTCGATTCTGCCAGACGGCCAGCAACCAGCGGGAATAAATATCATTATATTGAATGGGCTCTTGAAGTTTCCGGAGTGGGTGGCGCTCGTGTATTCCCATTATGGTCAGGTCCGAAGACCGTAAAAGTTGTGATTGTAAATACAGAAGGTGCCCCAGCCTCAAGCGTTCTTGTGAATCAAGTACAAAACTATATTGATCCAGCTGCTGGGAAAGGTGAAGGACAAGCACCTATTGGGGCAGTAGTCACAGTTACTTCAGCAATCGGTAAGACGATCAATATATCAGCTAAGGTAACTTTAGCGCCTGGTTATAGCTTGCAGGGTGTAAAGAATTCCTTTTTGGAGCGATTGGAGACTTGGCGTAAGTCAGCGTCTTTTGTATCTACTTATGTAAGTCAGGCCGTAATTGGATCAATCCTTTTAGGGACTGACGGTGTTATTGATTATCTTGGGTTGCTACTTAATGGAGCTGCTGGGAACATTGTTCTTGCGGAAGAAGAGGTGCCATTGATCGGTATTGTGGAATTGGGGGTGTAACATGGCCTACCCGAGTAAAGTTGATGTATTTCAGGAGAAGTTGAATAAAAACCCAACGGGAAACAATTATGTCATTGAGGAACGGATAACACTTGTAGCAGGCGTTTATGAGGGGTTACTGAATCACGATAATATCAATAACGCTACTGTCCAAGTCTATAGTGGTAGTAAATTGACGGGCGATAAATTGACAAACTGGACGTTAACCATTCCGAGTGATACACCATGGCGCAGGTTAATTAAGATATTTAGTGGAGCTGCTGAAGTTTACGTAACCTATGAAACACCAGGGGACACGGTAGAGGCTGACGATATCAATGTGCTACAAAAGTCTGTAACAGCCACACAAACAGAGGTAGAGCGGTATAAATCGAGTGGACTTATAGACGGTGGTTCATTTACGAGAGGGGTATAAGATGGCACAGACGATACAAATAAAACGTGGTACTAAAGCTCAACTTAGCACGTATGGTGCATTGCTTGTTGGCGAAATGGGCTTTTGTACAGATACGAAAGAAATATATATCGGAGACGGTACAACAAACTCAATGGTTGGGCGAGCATTGTCAGGTGCAGAGGCTTCTCGTCCGGTGGCCGCATCTGTTGGACGTTTGTTTTACGTAACGAGTGGGGCAAATAGTGGATATCTTTATTTTGATGATGGGGCAGCTTGGAGGCGAGTGAACGCCCAAGCGCTCAGTGATTTAACAGGGTCGCTTGACAATATAGCGGATGGCGCTACTTATGCAAAGATATTAAAGGCGGATGTTAGTGCAGGACATATCAATAAGGTGTCAGATGGCACGAATACTAAAACTGCAGCTGAGATTAAAAGCCATATTGATGATATAGCTAAACACCGAGTCATTAATGATTCAGGTACAGCCATTACAGACATCTGGTCCGCACAAAAAATCAAAAATGAAATCGAATTAGCAAAACATAATATCGAACCACAAGCATCTGTAAAAGACCAACATTTATTAGCCCCACCGGCAAGCCCAGCAGAAGGCGACCGTTATATTATTCCAGCATCAGCGACAGGGGCATGGGCAGGTAAGATAAACCAGATAGCAGAGTATCAGTCTGGAGCCTGGGCTTACTATACCCCTGCTGTAGGATGGACTGCTTATGTGGATGACGAACAAAAAATTTACAGCTGGAATGGAACGGCATGGGTTAGGACTGGTGGAGCCCTACAGACGATCACAGCGGGCAACGGACTAACTGGCGGTGGTCAATCAGATTCCGTTACATTGACGGTTGGAGCCGGGAACGGGGTTGTTGTAGATTCTACAACCGTTGCAGCCAAGGCAGGCAAAGGTATTGTTGTGAATGCGACAGGGATTGAGGCTAATATTGATAGTTCCAGCATCGTCTACGATTCAGCTAATGGCAATAAACTTACGGTGGCTACGATCGATGGCGGTACGTTCTAGGAGGCGAGGCAATGGCTAGAAAAGTAATGATCCAGATCCGACGAGGTTTGGAAAGTGCCATCGGAACACTAGCTATCGGTGAACTTGGCTATTGTACCGATACAAGCAAACTCTACATTGGTACAACAAATGGCAATGTGTTGTTGGTGGCTGCTCAAAGCGCAGGGGATATGCTTAAAAGTATTTATGATACGAACAATGACGGAAAAGTGGATTATGCAGCCAACGCTGATACAGTCCCTTGGTCCGGTGTAGCTGGGAAACCAGCAACGTATCCACCTTCAACACATATGCACTCCGAATATATGAGTAAGGGTCCCGTAACATGGAATCAATTAAAGGGGGTGTGATGTTTGAGCTATGGAGAATCTTTATATAGCACTCTTCTTTTCACGGCTAATGAATTAGAGGATATAGACGATGTAAATACGGTTGATCTTATGAAATACCTACCGGCATATTACAAGGGTGTTCAAGAAATAGAAGAACTGCAGCAATCATTAGGCATTGAAATATATGGCTTAACTACGAGGGTTCAAGAGGTGCTAGATCAGGCATATGTTGAAACTGCAACATGGAGCCTTGCGCGTTGGGAGGCTGAACTTGGATTAAGCTCGGATCCATCAAAGTCTTATGTCAGTAGACGTGAAATGGTCAAAGCTAAAAGACGAGGCACAGGCACAACGACACCTGAAATGATTCAACGAACAGCATCGGCTTTTGCTGGTGGGGAAGTATCGGTAGAAGAAGTTCCAGGGGAATATCGATTTATCGTCCGATTCATAGGCATTCTAGGCATTCCACCGAATATGGCTGGGCTAATTCAGATACTGGATGAAATCAAGCCGGCACACTTGGCCTATGAGTTTGCTTATACGTACACATATTGGGATTCGCTTAAAGCTATAACTTGGAATAATGCCAACGCTGGAACGTGGAACGACTTAAGAACTTTTGGATAGGAGAGTGACACATGCAAACCACAGGGAATTTGGGCTTAAAGAAGCCCGAGGGGACAGATATCGTTGATATTGCCGATTTGAACGGAAATATGGATATCTTAGATACGACTGTTAATAACAAGGTTGATAAGGTCACAGGTAAACAGTTATCTACCAATGATTACACAGCAGCCGAGAAAACAAAGCTGGCGGGTATCGCAACAGGAGCAAATAACTACGCACATCCTAATCATACGGGGGATGTAACCAGTAACGGAGATGGAGTAACAGCTATTGCTCCAGGCGTGATCGTGGATGCTGATGTAAGTGCCTCCGCTGCCATTGCGTGGAGCAAACTCAATAAAACAGGTGCATCCCTGGCGGATCTGCCCACACGTTCAGCTGCAGACCTTAACAGCGGCACACTCCCAGCAGCAAGACTCCCGGCGATCTCCGGTGATATTACAATGGCAGCTGGTACGAGTTCAGCGGCAATAACTGCTGGAGTAATTGTGAATGCGGACGTAAACGCCAATGCTGCAATTGCTTTTAGTAAGATAAACTCCGCGGATTCAATCATGGATAGTGATATCTCTTCAGAAGCGTATATTAATATGAAGAAAATTGGTGCCGGTCTGGTAGATAATACGAAGCTTGGTTATCTATCAGGTGTAACTTCCGACATTCAAACGCAACTAAATAACAAAGCTTCTTTAGTTACCACACCGCAACAAACAACAGCTGACCTTACCTACTATGTCCGTACAGATGGTAATGACAACAATACCGGGCTTGCGAATACGGCAGCAGGGGCTTTTAAGACGATTACAAAGGCTATTAGTTTTATTCCACAAATTGTAAATCACGCTGTTACTGTTAACGTCGCGGCGGGAACATATTCGGAGATTATAAGTCTTAGCGGTTTTTCCGGTGGTGGATCTATAACAATACAGGGTGATACCGTGGCATCTTCATCCCGCACCGTACAAGCAATTGCAATTATTAACAACAGCACACGCACTGCGCTGAATGGTCTTAATTGTAATGCTTCAAATACAAACGGAGTATCTATATCAAAATCCGTTTATGTTGAAATTTCCTATTGTAATCTGATAGCATCGGCTCCGACCGCATCGGGGGTAGATGCTTCGGCATCAACCGTTAGAGTAAAAGGTTGTGCGATATCCAACAAAGGTCAAGCTATTTTATCTGCTGATGGATCGCGAATTCATAGTGATTCCAACTCTGGCTCTGGAAATACTTATGCGTTGTATGTCTATCAAGGTGCTGGATTAATTACGCAAAGCGGTACACAACCATCGTCAACAAATGGCAATGGCGCTGCAACTGGCTTGGTGCTGTCAAGTGGTGTTCTTAACCCATGGGGAGATAATACACTTACAAGTCGCAGCGCAGGGAGAGCTTCAATGTCTGCTACTCAAACATTAGGGGCCGCCTCTTTTACGAAATTAGCCTTTAATGCGCTGCACCAAGACTATTCAAATGAGTTCAATACCTCTTTAAATAGATTTATAGTTAAAAAAAGCGGCTGGTACCTAATTACTGGTGGCGTTGGTATTAGCTCTGCCCCCGTGGGGACAACTGTAAACTTGATGGTTTATATCAACGGCGCTAGAGATTTAGATATCGGCTCTTTTTCTCCAAGCGGCGCAGTAGGTGGTCTTAGTGTATATGGCTCCGGTTCTCTTTATATTCCCGCAGGATCATACGTTGAGCTATATGCATATTCGACCAGTTCCGTGGTAACCCATGCTGGTAGTCACTTAACTAGCTTTACCCTTACACAATTAGCCTAAAAGGAGGAATGACCGTGAATATAGCACTAGCTATCAAGTATTTATACCAAGACGCTGACCCGTTACGGGATTTTGTTGTGCAGGACAACGGGCCGGAGCCGGAGCTGCGACCCGGTGCCGAAGAGAAGGGTCGGGTCCGTTACGAGATCAAGCCGCCGGACGAGGGCGAGGAGCCCATAGAGGGCGTACACTACCGTTACGGCATCGACTATAACCTGCTCACTGAGGGCGAGGATTACGACCTTGTAGAGCGTGGGCCGTATATCGCCGTCTGGAATCTGGACGAGCCGCAGCCAACAGAGGAACAGTTACAGGCCGCATGGGCGGCATATCTGGAAGCCGAGGCTAATAAACCACCGGAGCTGTCGGAGACCGAGCAATTGCGCGCCGATAACGCAGCTTTATTACTGGAGCTTGTGCAGACTCAGGCAAGGCAAGATCAAGCGGAGCAGGACCAAGCAGCCTTACTTTTAAGTCTCGTGGAAGGAGGTGTGCTATAAATGAACTGGTACGCACTGGTTAAGCGATACTTTGACGCAGGGTTGTATACGGGAGAGCAGGTACAGGTATTTGTCACAGCGAAAAAAATCACTGCCGAACAAGCTACAGATATTACAGCCAACGCCGAATAGTAGGCGTTTTTATTTTGCCCTCGGATCTGATCCGGGGGCTGTTTTTTATATTGATCAATAGATAGAGAGGGGAGTTGTTTTATGTCAATTGGGGGAGCCAACCAAGGAGGAGGGGGCGGTGATGTAATGCCGATGCACCGATTGGAAGATGTGGAAAAGGGCTTACTCGGTCTTTCCAGTGAATTTGCACGAATATCCGCAGACCTAGCCAATACTAATGCAAAAATGAACTTACTTGAAGCAGCCGGTCTGAGACACGAAGAGAGCATTTTACAAATGGAGAAATCCACAATAAAAATGGAAGTTAAGTTTGGTGAGATCATGGGGAAATTTGATTCTCTTGAAAATAAGATATTCATGCTATTGCAGCAAGCTAATAAGGATAGTGGATCAGAGCGTAAAATGTGGCTTGATTTTGTTAAGTACATCATTGGTATTACCATTGGCGTGATTGTGGCTAACCAATTTTTAGGGAGGTAAATATGCTTACACTAGATCAAGTAAAGAGTAAATCATCTACGAGATTGATTGGTTTACATCCCGTAGTTTTAGCAGCTGCAACAGTTTTAATTGAACGCTGTTACGCTCGGGGAGTGCCTATTTTGATAACTCAGGGGTTGCGGACAATAGCTGAGCAGAATGGACTATTTGCTCAGGGACGGACGCAAGCAGAGCTTAATGCAGCTGGATTATCTAGCGTTAAGGCACAGCCGGATAAACCAAAGGTCACCAACGCTAAGGGCGGGACCAGTTATCATAATTTTGGACTAGCTATCGACTTCGCATTGTTACTACCAGATGGGAAACAGGTATCATGGGATTTAAAACGTGACGGTGATGGTGACAAGGTAGCTGATTGGACGGAGGTAGTTCAAGAGGCTAAAGCTCTTGGTTTTGAATGGGGTGGTGATTTTGTCTCGATTAAGGATGCACCACATTTTCAAATCACTTTTGGAATGACAACCTCACAACTACGTGCGGGTGCTAAGCCGTCAGAGATCGCTATGGCAAAGGCATCGGCTATTATAGATCGACTAAAAGAGGAGGCAGATGAAGATATGAGTAGATTTGCAGAACTTGAAGAACAAGTGAAGGAACTATCGAAAGTCGTAATAGGCTTGACTAATAGCAAAGATGTACTTAAACAAGCTGCAACAGAGCAAGGGCTGAGTATCGCTAAAGTTTTATCTAGAGTGGATAAGTTGGAGGGTAAGGCGAATCTAACTGAAATACCTGCTTGGGCAAATGAGGCTGTACAAGCTGCATTTGATGCGGGATTGGTAGACACACCAACGGGTGGAAGTTATGACTTTTACCGGATGCTTAAGGTTTTGTATACAGCTGGATTACTCATCACAAGATTGGAGGGTAAATAACCATGCAACCAATTATTGATCAAGCACAACCCTATATTACTGCCGTTGCATTGGCTATTGTTGGTGTATTGGCTACTGTAATTTTGCGAGCAGTAGCGTTGCTACAACAAAAGGCAAATTCATGGTTTGATGCAAAGCTATCGGTATCTCAGCGGGAGCTACTACACAAGATAACAACTGAAGCTGTTGCGTATGCAGAAACTCTCTTTCGGCAAGCTGATGGGGAAAAGAAATTGGGAAATGCAATTCTCTATGTTGAGGAACAGTTAGATAAGAAAGGTATTAGTTTCTCTTCTGTTGAGATAACATCAGCGATAGAACATGCTTACTTAAGTTACGCGAAGAATAAGTAAAATAAAAAAGAATCCCCGTCTTTCTAGTAGAGGATGGGGATTTAATAAAAACGTTCTTGAGAATTAACTGTAAATATGGAATAATTTATTCGTGTTTACTCCAATACGTCAGGATGTTAAGTAAATGACAAAGAATAATAAGGGATCTTTCAGTGAGTCCTTTGGCATGGCTAAGCTTTTAGCTTTTTTGTTGTTAAATTATTTCGTGGATTTAATTACAGTTAGTGCTAAAAGACTTTTTAGCAAGACTTGGATTGCTGTCTTAATTACTCCGTTAATACATTTCTTTTTATGGTTTTCTGCCAAGGGGATCAACATTCCAATATTTAATTTCACTTATTCGCTATACGGTGAAATTAGTTTAACTCAAGCAATTAGCACTGATTTATCAATAATTGAAAGATTGACAAAAATACTGATTATTGCCTTGCCTTTGAGTTTAACCTTTTTTTACTTCAGTTACAAAGAACAAAAGGCGCTTGCCATGAGTAGCGTTTCTTTTTGGAATAGATCGACTGTAGTTTATGGTTTGACCTCTGTTTTATCAATTGCTTTTGGAACACATTTGAAAGGAGCGTTGAATTATTACTACTCAAATACATCATCAATAACTTTGTCACAATTGAACGAAGAGTTTTCTGGTAGAGTAATATTTCTTATTGTATTGAGTTTATTGGCAATAATAAATGGGGTTGAAGCGATTAAAGTTCATCTTTCAAACTTAAATATATCTTCTCAATTCAGATTCGCTTTAAATGAGATTGAACAGAGTTGGAATCTTCTCCCATATTCTTTAGGTGAGTTTCAGAAAGATCAGCTATATAAACGAATTAATAATAATATTAATGCACTCTTTCAATTGTTACTTCTCGGTATAGAGAAAAATACAGTTGATTTTTATAATGAAGCATTAATAAAATGGGAAAAAGCATTACAGTTAATAACTGAAGAAAATCCAGAAACACTAAAGCGACTAATTTTAAAACAAGGGAAAATGGATTCACGATATATTTCATTACAACGATCAATACTTAAAAACCAAGTTAACTTAATTAGTAAATTGTTAAGTTCGCATCGACTTGAAGAAGCAAATTACTCCTTTAATGTATTTCTTAGACTGGAATCTGGGGAACAGGAGTATTACACGGCACTTCATGAATTGGCAATCTTGTGTTATAGACAAGGCAATCTTGGTCTAGTATTAAGAAAATTTAATTCCTTAATAGAAAATCAAAAGAGCAAAGACAAGAAAATAAGCAGTGTGAATTCGATCTATGAACAGTTACTAATTTTAGCGGTTGAGAAAAATGACATTAGGGATCTTTCTGATATTGCTCATTCATTATTGAAAAATACAAAAATTATGCCAATAACTAATAGAACAACCCAAAGAAGAATACCGGTACAAAAATTAACATCAGCAAACCAAGATGAGGCCTTACGTGAATGTATTCTCTATATGATGATACAGACTCTTGTGAAGAGTGTTGAGGTTTCTCATTATTCATGTACAGGATTTTTAATAAAATTTATTGTTTCAAACTTCAATGGTGGATTTATTAAAGAAGTCTATGCTACTTCAGTGGACAACTTAGTAAGGGATAAAAATCATGAAAATCCATATTTAAAAGATAATAGAAATTCAAATATATCGGCATCTTTTAATTTTAATAACAGTTCATTGAGGTATTGTTTTGAAAAAATGTCTGTGCTTCTCTACTCCCAACAACGATTTGTTCAATACTATAACATAGCAATTGATAAATCCATTCAAATTGAACCTTATATCAATATTTCTAAATTACAAAATAATATTAATTACTTGTATAAAAAAATACTAAAAGTAGGGGATAAATACGGATTACTCGTGATAAGTGATTTAAAATTTATTAGTGTCGTAAAAGCTGAAGTGATTAATTTTACGAGTGTATATAAATCAAGCAAACAACCTAATAAAG